CCTCCTACGGCCGTTGCTCAGTTTGTCCCACCGCCTCCGTCTGCGGTGCAGAGACCTCCTACGGCCGTTGCTCAGTTTGTCCCGCCGCCTCCGTCTGCGGTGCAGAGACCTCCTACGGCCGTTGCTCAGTTTGTCCCAGCGCCTCCTACAACACCTCCTCCTACGGCCGTTGCTCTTGTCCCAGCGCCTCCGTCTGCGGTGCAGAGACCTCCTACGGCCGTTGCTCAGTTTGTCCCACCGCCTCCGTCTGCGGTGCAGAGTCAGTTTGTCCCACCGCCTCCTACAACACCTCAGAGACCTCCTACGGCCGTTGCACCGCCTCCGTCTGCGGTACCTCCTACGGCCGTTGCTCGGTTTGTCCCACAGCCTCCTGCCATACCATCGTACGATTTGGATGAAATGACAACACCGACCCGAGACGAACCGATGGCTCAAAATGAACCTAGCGGCGGAGAGCGAGCATCGAGTGGAGTCTCGAGAACTTTTCTGTATAGACCTTCAAGAAGCGCACGGCGAGAGACGCGTCCTTTTCGAATCACAAGCGCCACGCGATTGAGAACCCCCAGCGTTGCCGATCAAGAGACCGCTCAGCAGGCCCGCGAACGCGAACGGAGCGCTCGCAGTCGACAATGGAGAGATATTTCCTCCGCTCGAGCTAGGGAATTTGACGAACGAAGACGAGCCGCCGAGAGCAACATGCGGGTTCTCGAGGAGGAAGATGAATCTCTCGTCTCCCCGAGAACGAGCGCGAGAATAGCCAATCTCCTGGACGGCCTCGTACCAGCTCGCGCTCTCGACGACACCGAAGACATGGCAGATCGCGATCAAACTCCCGAGCAGATGGCTATAGATTCTGATCTAGGCAACGTACCGAGAAGAAGCGCAAGACTCGCCGCGAGAGCGAGCGCTCTGCCTCCGCTCGTCTCAAGACCCTCTACCAGCGTCCAAAGAGCTCGTTCTCAGAGAAGAAGGAGAGAAAGACTTTCTGCCAACGTCCTACAAACTGATCTAGGCCAGACTGACCGGCCGACTGTAGGGAGAATCGTTTCTCCGTATCGATTGCGTAGTAGCGGAGGAATAGCCGAACTCGTTCGAAGAAGTGGAAGGATTCAGGAAAATATTAGAGCCGGTCCGAGAAGCGGTCCTGAACCAACACCTGAAGTCGTTTCTCCGAGGATTTTGAGAAGCGGACGACTGATAGACTCTGATGCAATTTCTCAGCGGAGAATATCTTTACCCGAATCCGACGTCGCAGTTTCTCCGAGGATTTTGAGAAGCGGACGACTGATAGACTCTGATGCAGTTTCTCAGCGGAGAATATCTTTACCCGAATCCGAAGTCTCAGTTTCTCCGAGGATTTTGAGAAGCGGACGACTGATAGACTCTGAGCAGGCGACCTCAGATTCTGCTGGAGCACTATCAGCCCAGCCACCTCAATCTGAGCCTCTGTTACAGGGTCTGGCGGCGACACCGCAGGCGCTTCCTTCAGAGACAGGCCAAAGATTTCTGCCTCTGTCGACTCCGCCTCCATCGTCGCCTCCGTCAAGAGCTCTTAGCGCAGTTCCTCGATCGATGTCTCCGGTTCTGTTAACTCCACCTCCATCACCACCTCCTTCACGGATTCCTCTCACTCGCGAATCCATCCTTTTAAATCCATCATACGAAATGGAGAATATAAATCTCCAAGAATTTGACGAAATGACGGCGCCGAGGGAAGAACAAACTGGACCTAGAATAGGGCGTATTTCATCTGCCGACGCGGACGAACGAGAGGAGACGACCAGCCAGAGACTTTTTGCTGGAGAACGACCGTCCGCCACCAGGCCGAAGGTGGGGAGAATCGTTTCTCCGTATAGATTGCGCAGCAGCGGGGGGATCACCGAGCTCGTCGAGCGTCCCCGGTCTGGCGTCAGAGCCCCTCCTAGCGACGTTCCAGAAGTCGATCGAGAAGAATTGCTAGATCGGGAAATGCGGGAGCTTGACGAGGCGGTCGCGAGCAACAGCACCGCTTCCAAAAAACGACCGGCCTCACGCGCTCTCCCGGAAACAGCTTCAGACGCCGAGGAACTTTTATCGGCGTCCAAAAAACGACCAGTCTCGCGCGCTCTCTCGGAGACAGCTTCAGACGCCGAGGAAAGAGACGAACTTTTAGAACTTGGAGAGGTCGCGAGAAGGACCGCGCGCGCCTCGCGTAAAAGACCGACTTCAGCAGCGAGCGTAGCGAGTGGGTTCACAGCGCGTACAAGACCGCCTTCAGCAGCGAGCAGCTTTGGATTCACCTCGCGTCGTAGACCGGCTTCGGCAGCGAGCGCTTCCAGCGGGTTCAACTACGCAGTTTCTGAATACGGTGGCGCAGACATTCCCTACGAGTTCGGAGAATACGAAGACGTCTTGTACGGAGAAGAAGAAGCCCAAGGTATCTTGAATCCGTTCGACGGGTTGCAGAGATCGCTCGGACAGACCGAATTTGTCACCCCTCCTCCCACTAGAGCAAGTTCGGCGGTAAACGCTACTCTCAATCTGTTGCCTGAGACGTTTCCGAGCCTGGAAGCCTATCGAGAGGAACAGGAAGCCCGACTAGCTAAGGAAGATATACTAGAGAGACGCAGAGCTTTGTTCGAATTCTTTGAAGAGGAGCGCAGACGCTTTGAAGAGGAGCGCAGACGCGCTCTTTTGGAGCGTCCCCCGCCATCGGCGCAAATGGTTTTCGTTGAAGAACCGCAAGAACCGCAAGAAACGCCTGAAGAACGCCAGCTGCGCGAGGAACTCGAACGCCAGCAGCGCCAAGAACTCGAACGCCAGCAGCGCGAACTCGAACGCCAGCAGCGCCAACTCGAACTCGAGCAACTTCGTCAGTTTGTGACGGACGTCGAGCGGGAAGACAGGGAACTAGCAGAGCGACGACGCGCCGCTCGTCGGCCGTTGGTCACATCTGAACGCGCCGTCGAGAGACGAGCCGTTCGCCGGTCGGACCCATACAGCCGTCGTCAACAGGAACCTGCCGCTCAAAGGCCGCCCCCCGCCGGACAACAGCAGACCGCTTCGCCGCAAGCAAGCTGGCAAAACGAGGTCGCAGGATGGGTGGAGAATAAAATGCGAGAAATTGACGCCCGGGCGGAGGATCTGTTGCGAGAAAAAGCTCGTATACTTGGTCGGGACCTGACCTCGGAAGAAAGCCAAGCAATACGCTCTGAAGTGTCTCAGCAAGCGATGAAGGACTTCGATGAAGCAACCCAAAGAGCCCAAGCCGCGATCGCCATTCAAGAAGCTCAATGGGCCGCAATAGAAAATGAAAGTCTCAGACTTGGTCGGGACCTGACCTTGGAAGAACTCCAAGCAACACGCTCTGACGTGTATCGGCGAGCGCAGCAGGACGCCGATGAAGCAACCCAAAGAGCCGAAGCCGCGATCGCCATTCAAGAAGCTCAAATGGTCGCAATAGAAAATGAAAGTCTCAGACTTGGTCGGGACCTGACCTCGGAAGAACGCCAAGCAATCATAACGCAAGCTGATGCAAGCGACCAGTTGCGAGAGGCCGAAGAAGCCGCCATGAGCGATTCGGAAATATAAACCTGACGAGCGAACAGCCGCGCGTCTCAAATTTGATAATATAAATGTCAAAGACAATCGTAGTAGACAATAGTTTCGACGCGACCGTCATGAAAAAAATCACTAAATCTTCTCTTAACAGACTTCGAAAAGACGCGCTCGTAGACATGGCCGTGAAATTCGGTTGGAACGATTCTCACGCGACAAAGCCTTTGAATAAGATGATAAAAGAAGATTTCATAAATTTCATTTTACAAATGGCTGATGTATTCAAAGATGACATTTCTTTAGAAGCTTCCCTGTCTGAGGAGGAGCCGTCGTCATCCCGAACGAGAACTCTTTCGCGAGCCCCGTCTACATCCGTCGCCCAGTCTGCGTCACTTTTGGAAGCGCGTTCTTCGGTCGCAGGGTCCGTCGCTCCGTCTACATCCGTCGCCCAGTCTGCGTCACTTTTGGCTTCGGTCGCAGGGTCCGTCGCTCCGTCTGTGCCCACGCCCTCCGGCGTCCCTTCAGTGTCCTTGGCACAATCGTCTATCGCCCCCTCGCTGCTGGCGCGTCCTTCAGTGGCACAATCGTCTATCGCACCCTCGCTGCTGGCGCCTCCTTCAGTGGCACAATCGTCTATCGCCCCCTCGCTGCCGGCGCCTCCTTCGGTGTCTATCGCCCCCTCGCTGCCGGCGCCTCCTTCGGTGTCACAATCGGCAATTGCTGCGTCGCTGATGCCCGCCGCACAGTCGAGAGCCCCGCTGCTCGCCGAACCGCCGGCGAAAAGGGTTCGCGCAAACCCCGTCGGAAGCCTTTCAAAAGAGCTCGAAAAACTCGACATTGTCGAACGAGGCGACGCCGAAAAGGTGACTCGCGATCTCAAGGGCATGAATCTTGGTGGCAGCGGCGCGATACCCAAAAAGAGACCGCCCCCTCTCAATCTTCCTCTGATAGAGTCTGTCGTGCTGGATCGCCGTCAGCGCGGCGACGACGTCCGCTTGCCGCAACTGGTGGAATCTACGATGCCGCCCACGCGCGATTCGGGCGTGTTTCAGTTTCCCGAAAAGACGGAATCTTCCGAATCGGGCGTTCGACTCAAAAACGCCAAAGAACTTTCCGACGTTCTCCTCGAAATCAAGGAACGAAACAACGACGACCTCACGGCTCTCGACGACATTGACAGTCTCCTGAGTCGAGCTTTCGGTGTTGTTTCGTAATACATAAATGAATAGCGATTCGTTTTTCACAGACGAAGAAAAATTCCTCTATTTTGTGCTGTTTCTAGTATTTGGATTCTGAGAGGTCTCTCGGCGAACGTCGTTTTCGTAAAGTAGACTGGAGGACCGGAGAGAGACAGAGCCGACGGAGGCGCCAGTCTGTTTTCGTAGATTGGAAAGAACGTGGGTCCTACAAACATTTATTATACTAATAAAATGAATATCGTTACCGGAGATCGAAAGCAGATATCGCCAAATGTGTCATCCATCTACATTACCGAACCTTGCGGAACGCGAAATTTCACCGGCAACCAGCCGCTGCCGTGCGAAAAGACAAACAACATCCCTGACCAGTTTATAGAAAACATCAGGTGCGGAGCGTTTGCTCTCGACGTGAAACGCTGCGCCAAACCCGACGCCCTTCTCTGCGGCATTGGATCGAGTTCGAAAAACGAAAATCCAGTGTCCAATGTGGCGTGGCTGAACGCGGCGCCCGCGCTGCGCTGCTTCTACGACGCCTCGAAAATCGACACGCAACAGCAGCTGCAAAACTACAGACTCCTCTTTGGCGAGACGGACGACTACAAAAGGCTGGCCACGAAATTTTGCCTGACGGGTCTTTCCGACAAGTGTGTAGTCAAAAACTCGCGCTGCACCAAGCTGCGGTCTCTCGACGCCGACGGCGATTTCTGCCGCACGTTCTACAACAAACAGTCTCTCGAGGCTCAAGAGTCGATGGGTCAAAACGCGTGCTTCTCCCATCCCGAGGCGCCAGAGTGCGCGTGCTACGCGCGAGCCAAAAACGCCACGTACAAAAAATTGTCCATGGCGGCTCCCTTCAAAGACTCTTGCTGGTACGTTCCCTGTCGCGATTCCTTTTCCAATCTGATTCCCTCCGATTTGAGAAACCCGTCGTGCCCCAGCAACGTTTGTCAGTTTATCGTCGACACGGCCGACAACAACAACGTCAACATTGCCGACATCAAAAGCGTCATCGACTGTCAGTTCGGTCCGAAACCACCCGCGCCGCCCGCGCCTCCCGCGCCTCAGCCGTCTCGATTAAAATTTACGTCGCCGCTCGTTTTGACGGCCGCTTTTTCCGCGCTCGTGCTCGTCGTGAGCGGTAAACGATGAATTTGAATTGCGTCGAAAACGGCGGCAGCGTTTGGAAAATGATTCCGGTTCGCTGCTTTTCGTGCGGCAAAGTCTTGAGGCAAGAGTGGACGACGCTGTCGGTCGCCGAGTTGGCGAAACGAAACGTCGTGCGTTCGTGCTGCGTGCGCATGTGCATCGCGAGCGTCGACATTTGTCAAGAGCAGTTGCGCTTCGCCGTCGTGGCGCGTCAGACTCGCGATAACGGGGGAATCCTGCCCGATCCCGACGACGAGAAGCGCAACCATTTTAGAGAAAAATAAATGGTCAGCATAAAAAACGCCATCGTCGGAAATCGCATGCCGGGCTTGGTCGGTGTCGACGCTTGGACGTCGGCGGGCATCGCCAAAATGGAAAAGGAACCGCCCCGCAGTCTCACAGTCAGACGCGTGGTCAAGGTGGGCGCCAACAACGATCTCTTGGAGCAAGTGGCAAACAGCTACGACAGGCTTTCGGATTCGCTCAGAACCTATCCTCTGGGCGTCAATCCCATGGTGGGGGTGCAGTTTCAAAACGGAGGGTCGAAAACGCAAACGAGTCTTCCCTACAAACTCTCGTCGGCCTTCAGACCGCCGCTGATGCCCCTCGAACAAACGCTCCCGCTGTCGCGCCAGGCGCGAAAACCCGTAGAGATTCAAGCCAACCCCTCGGAGCCGTCGTCGGCGGAACCTTTTTATTTTCACAAACCTCTCCAGCGTCCTCTGGCGGTCGAGTCGGGGCCGATCGCGACCGCTCCGAAAGCGCGCGGCGAGGTCGTCACGCGCGGCTACCGCATCACGGTCGACGCCCGAAAAACGATGCCGCACAGAACGCCCCTCGCCGCCGAACGCGTGATCTTTGAGAATCCGCGCGTCGTCGTCGTCGAACAGGGAGCGCCTATGCTCGTTTCCCAAACCGCGCCCAGACATTTGCGCAAAATCGCTCTGCCCGACGGCGACGTCGTTCTCGACCGCCAGCCGCTCTTGTCGGACCGCGTTTTCGCGGCAAAGTCGTCGACGGCGGGCGTGCCGAGTCACAGACCGAGCCGATTCAAAATGGCCGACCCGCTTCGCGGCGACCAAGTGGCCGCGGCAAAGTCGTCGACGGCGGGCGTTCCGAGTCACAGACCGAGCCGATTCAAAATGGCCGACCCGCTTCGCGGCGACCAAGTGGCCGCGCCAAAGTCGTCGACGGCGGGCGTTCCGAGTCACAGACCGAGTCGATTCAAAATGGCCGACCCGCTTCGCGGCGACCAAGTGGCCGCGGCAAAGTCGTCGACGGCGGGCGTTCCGAGTCACAGACCGAGCCGCTTCAGAATGAACGATCCGCCGCGTCCCAGCGAGTACACGGCTCCGCAAAACAAGGGTCACAAGGACACTCTGAATCGCTCCGAAGATCGTCCGATGCGCGAAGCGCTAAAGACGGCAACGCGCGCCGACGTCAGCGTCGACAGTCGCGAACAAGAGCCTCCGCCCGAGCTAATTCTCGAGCCTAAAGCTGCTCCCGTCTCTGTGGTCGCGGCCGTCTCCAGACCGGGTCAGACGGTCGTTTCGGCGGCCGAACCCCGATCGGGAACCGTCGATCGGGCCGTGTCACTGCAGAGCTTTTTGCACAATAGATAAATATGAACGGAACAAGTGTCGTGGCTGTTTTTGTCCTTTTGGCTATCGGCGTGGCGGTAGCAGTGCTCGTCACCCGCAACGCGTCCAAGACAGAGCCGTCGCCCCCGCCCCCTCCGCTACCTCCAAATCCTCTACCCCCGTGCGCCTCGAAACCGTCTCTGCAAATCATTGACGGAAGACCGGCAGAGGCCGGAAAATGGCCCTGGCAGGTGGCCTTGCTGTCGAATCAAAAGTGCGGCGGCAGTCTGATCGCCCCGAGCTGGGTTCTCACTGCAGCTCACTGCATCCCGAAAATATCGCCCGAAAAAATGAACGTCACGCTGGGTACAATCACTCTCACCCGAAACGATCCAAACATGCAAAGAATTCCTGCCGCGCAGTTTTTCGTGCATCCAAAATACGACGACGATTCGGTCGCCAACGACGTGGCGCTCGTCAAACTCTCTCGACCAGCCACCCTCAATCAGTTTGTTTCCACCGTCTGTCTGCCGTCCAAACAGTACAATTTCGGCGGAAAGACTCTGGTGGCGACGGGTTGGGGGCGTACAAAGTGGGACTCGTCAGGGACGGGAAGCGACGCGCTCAACGAAACGACCGTTTTGGCCGGAACGTGCGGAAACATCAAAGTCAGACCGACTGAAATTTGCACCTACACCCCCAAGGGCGGCGTGAGCGGAGGACCCACAGGCACGTGTCAGGGCGATTCCGGAGGACCGCTCGTTTTACAGGACGGAGAAAATTGGATCCTCGTGGGCATCACGTCGTACGGCGCTGGTGAAAAGTGCGCCCAAGTACCCACCTTTTTCCAAAACGTGTACTCGTATCTCGGATGGATCTTTGAGACAATCAACGCGAATCCCTAAAAGTTTCATAAACGCGAATACATTTATGAAACTTGTTTCAACATAATTTTTTTGTAAGCGACAAAGACGGCGATAGCGACGAGAGCGATTCCGAAAATAAATTTCAAAGGCGCGCACTTTTGCGAGCGTCCGCATTCCGGCAGAGACGGATGGCGAGCGCAAATGCTGGCCGACAAACGGCGCACCGAATCGGCCGAACCCAAAAACTGTCGGCACAGATACCCCGCCGGCGTTCCCGAATTCAGCAGACTGCAGCGCGTGTTCTTGTCGGCGTACGGAGCGCCCGTCTTTGGATCGACGCATTCGTTGCAGGTCACGCGCGAACAGAGTGTTGGCGACAGCAGCGTGGACATTTATTTTTACGATGTCGATATAAAAGTACTGATGCCGATGGCGTTGAGCTCCTGGAGGACCAGTTTCGTCGCGTACGGAATGTTGCACCTCACCACGGCCGAACCGCACGTTTCGCACCAGCCGCTCGAGGCGGCAAACGATCCGCACCCGCGACACACGTCTGCCACGTAATAGTCTGAATTTTCAAACATGCGCTCCTTGACAAATTTGGAAATGCCGTGCACGAGCATGCTGTCCTTTTCCATTTCGCCTACGCGCAGGCCTCCGTTCTTGCTGCGACCGCAATTGGGTTGGCGCGTGAGCATGGCCACTTGACCGTGGGCGCGAGCGTGAATCTTTTCCGAGACGAGGTGCTTGAGGCGGTGGTAGTAGGTGGGTCCGTGAAAAACGGAACACTCTAGCTTTTCGCCAGTCATGCCGTTGTACATGACGTCGGTTCCGTCGGCCGCCAGACCGCACTCTTCCAGTCTGTCGCACAGCGTTTTAAAAACGGTGCTCGAATCTTGAAACGGTGTTCCGTCCGCGTCGTCGACGTCGACGCGCGTCGAAATTTTTCCCAAGATGCACGCCATTATCTGGTTTATCGTCATTCGACTGGGGATGCAGTGGGCGTTGATGATGATGTCGGGCACGGAGCCGTCCGAACAAAAGGGCATGTCGATTTCGGGCAAAATCATGCCGCACGTTCCCTTTTGAGCCATGCCCGAACAAAACTTGTCGCCAATCTCGGGCACGCGGCGGCTCGTCACCTGCACCTTGATGAGCAGCCCCGTTTTACCGCGCGAGACCAAAACGCGATCCACCTGCCCCTCCTCGCCGGCGCGCACCGTCAGCGAATCGTCGTACACGACCTCTTGATTTTTCACCATCTTTTTGACAATCTTTCCGACGAGAACGTCGCCCTTGACGATCCACGATTTGGGCCTGACGATGCCGCGCTCGTCCAGCAGACCGTAGTTGAAGTCAAACTTGCGCTTGTCGTGCGGCACCGCGCATACAATCTCCTCGCAAAACTGACCCTGTCGCTTCTCTTCGACCGTCAGCGTCTTGACGAGAGCGATGGCGAAGAGGCCGCGATCGAGAGCCGAACGATTCACGATGACGGAATCCTCTTGATTGTAGCCCGTGTAGCAGCACACGGCCACCATGGCGTTGATGCCGTTTGGGTGCGCGTTGCATCCCGAAGCCTCGGCCATTTTCGTGGTGACGAGCGGCCGCTGGACGCACTCGGCCTGGTACGACACGGTTTCCGTGCGAAAGTAGTTTGTCGGGATGAACCCGACGGCCTGTTTGGCCATGCTGGCCTGATAGCAGATGCGCGGCGATTGGGTGTGATCTGAAAAGGGTATCTGGCCGGCCATGACGCCCAGCATGGCCGACGGTTCAATTTCCATGTAGTCGAACACGCTGGCTCCGTACTTTTTCACGTCGCTCGTCGTCATGGCGATGGTGGCCATTTCAATCTCGGCGCTGTCCAAAAAGCGCACCCGATCGGCGTCCTCGGCCTCTGAAAAGGAGGCCCCGGACCTGCACGACGCGGCCATGTTCACCAGCGGTCTGAGCATGCGGCCGGCGTCGTTGGCGACGTGAATTTCGCGACAGTGTTCGTTGAAAACGACGGAAACGTCGCGCGGCACAATTTTCCTAAAGCGATGGCGTTTGAAAGTGTCGATAAAGAGAGTCTCGTCGTCGACGCAGTTCCAAAAACAGCCCGACGCAAACACGGGAACGCGCGATCCGACGAGATGCCCGAAAAACAAATCGAAAATGTTGAAGAGAGCCACCGTCGAAAAGTGCAGCGACGGTTTGACAAACATGGCCAGATTGAGGACGACGCCGACCGATTGGCCCTCGGGGGTTTCGCTGGGACACATGAAAAAAATGCTCGACGGGTGGAGCTGCCGAATTTTCGTGTTCTTGCCCTCCTTGCCGCTGGGCAAGACGACCCGCCTTAGGGCCGACGTCAGAATCGTTTGAGACACTTTTGGATGAGGAATCTGGGAGACGCCGGGACGAATGTAATTGTTCCTCTGAACGCCCCAGTTGCCGGTCGAAAAACTGAAGAGCAGACCGTTTGTGATTCCGCAATTTTTAGAGAACGTGGTCGGGTCGAATCTGTTTTGCTTCTCCATTTGAGCGTGTACAGTTTTCAGAAATTTTTTGTACAACAGGCGAAAGAGATCGCTGCACAGCTGACCGGCAAACTCGACGCGCTTGAACGCGTAGTTGTCGCGATCGTCCTCGGCGACGTGACCCGAGGCGACCAAAAACAGCCGCTTGATCATGCCGCAGAGCACGCGCGCCTTGGCGACGGCGCTGGCCTCGATGCCCAGATGGGGAAACATTTCTACATTGACAATCTGTTCGACCTTGTTGTGCGTGTCGTCGTCGAGCGGCGGCGTGTCGTCGATCTGCGACTCGATGAGCGACGACTGGATTTTGAGGTTCGGTTCCAGGTGCTGCGAAACGAAGCGCAGAGAGGCTTCCCGATCAAATTCGACGCCCTCGTAGCGCATGGCGCAGAGGTAGGAATCGACGCGCGCGTCGTCGAAAAACAGCCGGTACTCTTCGAAATCGAAACCCAAAATTTTTAGCACGATCGTCGCAGGCACAGCGTCCTTTACGTACGGCAGATGAACGAGCGGCGTTTTTTTGTCGAGACGCGCGCTCACGAGCACAGAGTGACCCGTCTCTTCGGACATGCTTCGCATGTCGCAAAACAGATCGTCTCCCTTGCGAAAACAGACGGGGGTGTTGTAGGCGTTTCTCATTTGGCCGACGAGAACGCGCTCCTTGCCGTTGATGATGAAATAGCCGCCGCAATCGGCCGCGTCCTCGCCGCACAGCTCGAGGTCCGAGCGAACGACACCCGACAAATTGCAAGCGTCCGAGCGCAGCATGGCGGGAACGGACGCGAGCGGCATCCGCGAGTGGACGACAGATTTCACGACGGCGCCCGAGCAATCCGTCAGCGTTTCGTGCGCCTGGACGCTCACCTGACACGAATACGTCATGTCGCGCAACCGCGCTTCGTGCGGAAAGAATTTTCTGACAATCTTGCCGTCGTCGACGATCGTCGGTCGGTCAAAGTGAGCGCCGAAAAATTTGACGGAATGAATGTCGCCATTGTTTTTTTTGAAAACGACGCTGTGCTCGTCGTTGATGGTTCGTTCAATGTCAAAGTGCAAAAAGTGGTTGAACGTCGACAGCTGGTGATGGGCGAGACCGTACGTGTCGAAATACGACTCTACGAGGGCCCAGCGGTCGGCGTCGCAGACTTGCATCGCGAAACGCGCACCAGGGGGGTGAAAATTTTGGAAATTTTTTTAAAGTCGCGACGAGAGACGGGCGTCGACGCGCGATGATCAAAGTAGACTACGCTGTTGTCGGGCAGCGTCACTTGGATGCGAACGTTCTTTTTGGTCATGACAACACAATTGAAATCGGCAAACGGCCGGCCCAAATCAACATTTACAGCAATGGACGACGAATGTTTTCGATTCGTTTGTCAATTCCGACCCGTCCACGTTTTGGCCACGATGCCTCTGGCGCAGCTCCTTACTCGTCAGGTGCCCGAGATACGCGCTCTGGCGCGCTACGTGGGCTTTCCCTTCGAGCCTTGCTGCGGCGATCTCGACAAGGATTACGTGACGCGCCTGCAATTTTTCTGCGACCGCGTCGTCGATCAAAAGTTTATCGTTCAGCGTCCCGATCACGACTACCGACTTTTTCTCGTCAACGTTCTCCGCTACAAGGAGAGTCCCCAATATCTTCTCAACATGACGCCCGAAGAGATTTCAAAGTGCACGTCCAGGCAGCTGCGCATCCTGCTGCGGCACGTGCACCGCTACGTTCGCCGCAGTCGCGACTGGACGCCAGAGTTCAGGCAGCTCTTTTTCAACACCATCGCCAGCGGCGAGCTCTTTCCGGCCGAAAATCTCGTCCAGCAACTGGAAAAGATATTTCGCTCGCCAGAGTTTGTCGTCGTCGACGCTCTGCCCGTATTTGAAAAGAGTATTTTTCTCGAACCGCGCTCGCCGCCGTCGACGACCCCCGGGTGCGCCGACACGTGCGAACTCGTCGCGACGTTTGAACGCTACGACTGGATTTCGTCGGACCGCGACGAGGCCAAACTCATCGCCTCGGGCTTTGGACTCGATCCCAAAATTCACTGGCCCACAGCAGACGACTATCACGTCTTTTGCAGGGCCGCGCGAGCCAAACACTTTATCTTTTCGCGCGAGGCCGTCGTGCGCGAGGTGTCTGCGCGCGAAGGATCGTGCATCTTTTGCTGCTCGTCCGACGCCGACGCCGTTCGCATCCCGTGCGGACACGTCGCCGGCTGCTTCGCGTGCGAGTCGCGCTACGCTTCGCCCCGCTGCTCCGTGTGTCGCTCGGGGGGATCTTATTTCAAAATCTTCAAGAGCGTCAGCTAGCCTAAAACGTAGGGCACCAAAAGATTGTGAAAGAGAACAAACATAAACTTTTTGCCGCTTTGATCAAACTCTTTTCTCTTGCTGCGCACGTAATTTGCAATCGCGTCGTCGGACGGCGTCGCGTACGTGAAACCAAAGTAGGTTGGCGCTTCCGACGGCCCGCGTTTCTGAAGGATCGTGTTTTTGTGGTAGCTCATGTCCGAGTCGAACCGCGGCAAGACCGTCATTTCGGCGGGCTCGTCGAGGTCGGCGCCGTCGTCGTCGAAGCTGTCTTCGACCGTCGGGGCGGTGAGCGATCGTTGCGCACCCCAAGCGTACGGACCCAAGAGAATGTTGTACCAGACGAAATCTGCTAGCGGGCCCCACTCGCGAGGGTCGTCGTCGAGGACGTAGAGACGCGCCTGTCGGTCGCGGACCGCCAGCGAAACGCCGCTCCGGAGATTCTCGAGCGCTTGCGCTACGCCTCGTTGGGGCAGCGACGGTATGAACTCTATGTCCGTTTGTCGATAGACGCCGTCGCCCGCCTCGTCGTCGTACGTTCTCTTAAAGTGTTTGCTGTAGGATACGCGCGAGTACCTGTTTTCAGAAAAGAGCCACCCGACGCGCGGAGTGTCTGGAGCGTCGTCGGTCATTTATTCTTAATCGCCGACAGCCGCCTCGCCAAACACGTAGGGGACCAAAAGATTGTGAAACAAGACAAACATGAAATCGTCGCCGAGGCCGTCAAAATGCTTTCTACTGGCGCGAATGTAGTCGACAATTTCTTGCTCGCCGCCCCGCGGCGCCACGTAAAACATCATAGTTTTTTCCTCGGGCGTACCGACTCCGACGGAAAAGTCGAAGCCGTTGTCGCCGAAGAGGATTCTGTCGTCGCTCTCTTGTCGAGGAAACTCGATGGACGAGGCCGAGTCGACGCCCGCGTCCGAAAGGTCGTCCTCTGGAGCGGCGTACGATCGGCCCGAACGGGGGATTTCCCATTCGTACGGACCCAGCAGAATGTTGTACCAAAAGTAAGGACTCTGTTCGCTCCACTCTCTGGAAGACAGATCGGGTTCGACCGACATCGACCGAGATCCGCTCAGAAACGCTCGAACCGCGGCGCTTCGCGTCAGCGAAGCGCCAGTGCCGCCGCGCAGATATTTGAGCGCTCGGTTGATCGTTTCGTTCGTCAGCCGGGGAATGTACTGGCTGGCGATCACGTTACCCGCGGCGTCGCGCGTCTTCTTGTAACGGCGGCTGTACGTCACGGAGGGCGCGCGCCGCGGAACCAGCACTTCGGCCCGAGCCGCGGGCGCCTCCTCCACCCCCTGCATGGGTTCCGTCGCCCTCGATGGAGCGGGCGACATGACTCGCGACAGAGCGCCTGCGAGGGGAAACAAACTCCAGCGCGCGTCGAATCTTCTCTTCATTTTTATTGTTCGCAACGACCAAAGACGAAGGGCGCCAGCAAATTGTGGAAAAGCGCAAATTCGTACCGGTTGCCGCGCACGTCGTGATATTTTCGCGCGCGTCGAATGCCGTCGACCATGGCCTCCTCGCTGAGCGAGTAGGGGATCGTCACTGCGACCTCTTCGGGCGTGTTTGCTCTGTAGACATACTGCATGCCGCCGGGGCGGTAGCGCATGGAATAATCGCCGAGATACTCTATAGGCTCTTCCATCCAGTTTCTAACGAAGGGAACTCGAGAGCGATCGTTGTCAACGTCGTCCTCGGACGTTCTGTAATTTTTGAGAGGATTCTTACACCAGCCTGGTTCGAATACGGCCAAGAGTTGGTTGTAAAAACCGAACATGGACAAGTCTTGGCGCAAACTCTCCACATCGGGGTCTTCGTCCGGCTCCAAAGCCCTGAGCAGATTTTCGCGTGGCGTGACGTCGAGGAGGAGCAAAATTTCCGACCGGAGCCGTCGCAAATCGTTTCTAAGCGTCAGTCTGTCAAACATAGGGATGGCTTCTCTTTTCAAAAGCCGACCGCCGTCGTAGCCGTACATGTTTTTAAAGTGACGACTGTACCTGATGATCGGATCGCCGTAGCTGGCGCTGCCGATCGTGGGCGGTTCGTACATCCTCGGCGAAGCGACGAGAATCCTCTCCGATCCCGGTCGATCGACCAGAATCGGCGCCGACTGGCCTCTATAGCTCTGAGCCGCCGAAAGCGAGAGCGGCGCGGTAGCCGGTCGCGATAGAACCGCGCCCGCGGGCGCCGTCGCCCGTCGCGAAGTCGCCGAAAGTCCGAGCGGAAGCTGCAGCATGGCGCGCTCGGCTTGATCGAGCAACGCGGCTCGATCGGACAGCGCAAATGAACGGCCGGAAATGGGCGCCGATCTCGGTTGGACCGGCGCCACGAGCAGGGACGAGTCGATTGTCGTCAGATTGTCTCGAGGCGGAGCGCTCAAAACTTCGTCTACGCGAATCTCGGGCAAGGCGTCGAAATCGCCGGCCGAGAGTCTGGACGAGAGTGGGTCGACGTCGCTTGCCGAGAACTCGCGTCGTATCGGTCGGTCGACCAAAGAGCGCGTCAGAGGAGCGCTTCTTAATGTATAGCTCTGCATTTTTATTTTCATAAAATAAATGAATTTCACCTTTCTAGTTATTGCGAGTTTGATAGCCATCGCCATAGCAGCGATGCTCATGACCTCTCGAGGCTCTCCTCCGTGCCTGGGATACAGAAACGATTACTCGTCGAGTTACTATTGAGAGAGACTTGAATAATAATTAGTCGCGCGTCCGGGCGGGGCGAGAGCGGATGGGCGAGTATCTTAAATTCGATCGGGCCTACGACCCGCCCCGCTTTCTTCACGGCGCCAGCAAGCCGATCGTCGGGCGGAGCGCCCCCGCGCCGCGAACCCGTCTTCCCTGGTGGCATCGGAACTCGCCGCCCGATGCGTCGGCGACCGCCGTCCTGAAAACCGTCTACGACGTCGTAGCGGCACACCTGTCTGAAGACGACAGGAAAAATTTCGACATTGCCGTCTGGAACAACAATGCGGGCGCAAAGACGCACTCGATACTGATGCTAGCGCCCGTTTTCGCGAGCGTGTGCGGCCACTTGAGCGACGACGATCGCGCGTCGTTTCACCAAGCCATCGATCCGCCGTGGAAACCTTGGTTTTATTCGCCGCGCGCTCGCGTCGACTGGCGACTGGCGTGCAGAACGTATAGATTCACTCTCGAGGAGCTCTTTCGCTTTCGCCTCCAAATCTCGTGGCACGACGTCGTTCTCGACCAACATCTCTTGTGGCGAGCGCGCAAAGCCGCCGATTGGCGCGCCCTTTCCGAGACGCGCTACTTTACCACAAAAGAAATGATTCGATTCAAAAAATACATTCGCTTCGACATTCTCGACATCAATCAGCGTCTGACGCGACGTCAAATTTACTTGCTCGAGCACGAAAAAGTTAGCTGGCGTCGCACCGATTCCGACGCGCTTACGACCTAGAGACAAAAAGAAAATATGGAATTTATTCTGCAACAGGAACGCGTCGCCCACGAAACGTTTGACGTGTACAATCACCTGGCGCCGCATCAGGAGCGGGCTCTGTATCAGTGTTTCGATTCGGAACTGGAGCGTCGGAGCAACGTCGTGTCTGGCGATTTCAACAGCGGCAAGCGGCTGGTGCTTTCGTGGCTCGTCAAGAGCCGCGGCGGAGCCACGCTGATTGCGGTGGCTTCCAAAATAGAGCTGATCAAATGGCGCCACCACTTTAGGGCGTGGAAGGAGCGAGTAGACTACCTGCCTCTGTGGCGCAGGCGGACGTGCGCGAAACGCGAGCGCCGCCTCTCCATCGTGTGGTACAGCCGCCTCATTGTCGACGTCGGCGCTCGGCTGCCGTCGCGATGCGTGTTCGACTATTGTTGGACGATCGAACGCGGGGCCGGGGGAGTGTCTCTCGCGTCCCCCTTTTCGCTCTCCCTCTTTCGAGTCTACCCGCACGACAACGTCGCGCTCAGCGACTGGAAGGTCCGAGCCCGGCTCGAGAGTTCGTTTGCGCGCCTCTACACGATGCTCGCCTTTGTGAGCGACAAGGGCGTCAGAGTCGGCGACGACGACGACGACGATTGTCCCATTTGTCGAGAAAAATCGAGAAACCGTTTTGTCACGGCGTGCGGGCACGCCTTTTGTCCGGGCTGCATTTTCTCCTCGTTTCTCTACGCGCCCCACTTCAAGTGCCCGATGTGCCGCCAGAATCTCGACGCTCAAACCTTTTCCTGGCGCGGCGCTCAGAGCCTGGTCGACGCCGTGATTGACGATTTCGAACGCTTTTCCACCGAGACCGAGCACGCCGTCGTCTACGATCCTGAAAACCGACTGCCGCACCTGCCGCTCGCTCGACTCGGCGGTCTCCGCACCAAAGTGTGCCGCATCGTCAAAATTCCAAAACTGTCGTCGGTCCCTCTGCCGCACGCGACTCACTTGTTTTCCGCGGTCCCCGTCGAGCGCATCTCTTCGACGCTGTTGAAAAAATATTTTTCCGGATTCGACAGGAAAAACATTTTGAAAATATTCTATTTTGGCAATTGAGTTTGATTTTGTAGTCTTGCTTTGAAAGCAAGAAAATGAATTTGGTAAAATATTTTGAAAATGTGGACAAGGAAGAGACGCACGAAACGCACGTCTGGATGGGTCCGTGGCGCGGCAAAAGATTTTTGCCCGACAAACATCGCGACCAATTTTACGATGCCTACAACCAAGCTCTCTTTCACTCCAAAGCCGATTTGCACATTGCGGAAAAACCCAGAAAACTTTCTGCCGATTCTTCTAAAATCTACGTACCGCTCATTGTCGACATTGATTTGAGCCGTCCGGCTGACGACGACGACGAGTCGCGTCTCTACTCTGACGACGACGCCGCGCAAGTGATTCAGTGTTTTCATCGCGTTCTCGAAACTTGTCTGTACGAGCCCAAACAGGAAGTGTTTACGTGTTTTCTGCTCGAGAAGCCGGCTCGCGTCTCGGCCGGCAAGCTGAAAAACGGCTTTCACCTGCACTTTCCGTTTGCTCACTTTTCTGTGAAAAATATCAAGGAAACCATTTTCCCAACCGTCAAGATTGAAATGGATTCTTTTTGCTACGCCGACGGCCGCCGCCTCTTTGGCCTCGCCAAGCCCTCGGTCACGCTCGATTCAAACACCCCCACCCTGCCCTGGCTGATGTACGGATCGAAAAAGTGCGCAGAGTCCGATCCGTATCTGTACACCAAAATTTTCGATCGCAATTGCCAGCAAGTCGCGCTCGAAGCGGTGGTCGCCGCCGACAAGTTTGTCGACGTCAGCGGACAGCCTCTGGATTTTTCCGGCCGCGAGCAAAACGCCCTTGTTCGCCTGCTGAGCATCGATACGGTGTTCATGTTGCGAAACAAACCCCTCTTCAAGAGGAACAAGCAGCTGGCCGTTCGCGCTCACGCGTGCGGACCCTACGCGTCGGCCGACGACAGCGCCGATCTCAACGCGACGCGCCTGCGACAGGTGGTCGCTCTGCTGAGCGCCGAGCGAGCATCGTCGTACTGGCCGTGGTGGAACGTGATGACGGCCATCGTCAACGTGTCTGGGGGCTCGCTCGAGGGCAGAGAGGCTTGGATAGAGTTTTCGCGAAAAGCCGGCGCAAAGTACGACGCCGAGAGCACCCTGGCCAGGTGGGAAGAGGCCGTAAAGAGGCCGAGACACACGAGCATTCGAAAGCTGCAGTTTGGATCCATCGTGCACTGGGCGCGCGAAGACGATCCCGAAGCCGCCGAAGCCCTCAGCCAGTCGTGGAAGAGCTGCGATCTGCGTCTCACGCAGACCGACTGGAAAATCGCCACTCACTTTTACGAAAAGCACAAGGCCAAGTACGTGTTTCACGAGAAAACGTGGTACCAGCACACGGGCATTATCTGGGAGCCGCTGCCGGATCCTCTGACGCGAATGCGCAGCGACATTGTCTCGCTGGCGTCCGAGTGGCGCGCCGCCGACGCCGACCAGCGCGACGAGACGAGCAGCAAAAATTTGGCCAAGCTCGTCAAAAAGCTCGAGGGTCCCGAACAGAGTCAGATATTGAGTCAGGCCACAACCGCTTTCGAGGTGGTCGACTTTGGAAAGTTGCTGGACGCCGACCCTTCGATCATCGCGTTTCAAAACGGAATCTACGACATGGCCAAAAGAGAGTTTCGTCGAGCGTCGCCCTACACAGACTATCTTAGCAGACAGTTGCCGGTGCCGTACATTCAGTTCGAGTCTGACGACCCGCGCGTCGCTCGGATGCTCTGTTTTTTCGAGAAACTCTTTCCTCAAAAAGACTTGCGCGACTATTTCATGTCGGAAATGTCTGAAATCTTTTGGGGCGGCAACAGAGACAAGATTGCCATGTTTTGGATCGGCAAGGGCAACAACGGGAAATCGGTTTTGCAGATTTTGATTGAAAAAATGATTGGCAACTTGGGGACCAAATTGTCAACGTCCGTTTTGACGTCCAAACGCACGCAGCAGGGAAACGCGACGCCCGAGATCGCCGGGCTGAGGGGCCGTCTCTGGGCCATGATGGAGGAGCTGAATCCGTCTGAAGAGATTGAAAGCGGTACGCTCAAACACTTTACGGGGAACGACACGATGACGGCCCGCAATCTTTACGGCAACCAGTTTGAATTCCAGCCCCGCTTCAAGTTGGCGATCGCGGCCAACAGCTTTCCCAATTTCAAAAGTCCCGACGAAGCGACTTGGGATCGCGTTCGCGTCATCCCCTTCATGTCGTGCTTTGTCGACGCCGATCAGGCTCCGGCCACGTTCGAAGAGCAGATGCGCCTGAAACGCTTTCCCAAAAATCCAAACATCACGGCGGAATTTCCGGAAATGGCCGTCACTCTGGCGTGGCACCTCTTGGAGCTCTTCAAAGAGAGGGAGGCTCTGCGCTCAGCCTGCCCCGGCTGGACCAGACCCGTGCCTTCGTGCGTTCTCGAACAAAAGATTCAGTACAAGAAACGGTGCAACAGGATCCTCCAGTTTGCCGAGCAGGCCATGGTGGCGTGCGGAGAGGACGAGTGCGAAAAAAACTTTGACGTCGTCTACACGCTCTTCAAAGAGTGGTGGTTCGAAAACGTCAACAGGACGGCTCCTCCGCGCTTCGACTTTGAAGCGGAAATGCTCAGACTCGGTAACATTGAAAATGTTTTTTACAAATTGAAACCCGTCATGTTGTAATGTTGCTCAGTCGTAAATAAACAAATGGTCGATCAAGACGTAAAGGAAATTTCGTGCATTCAGTTTGGCGTGTACAGCGCCGAAGAGATTGTCAAGCGGAGCGTCTGCGAGATTCGCGTGAGCAAGGTGAATCTCGACGACAACACGGAAAACTCTGTCTACGATCCGCTCATGGGCACGATTCAGAACGACGTCTTGTGCGTCACGTGCGGCAAAGACGTGTGGGGCTGCTCGGGGCATCCCGGTCACATTGTCTTGAAAAAACCCGTCATTCATCCCCTCTTTTTCAGTCACGTCATCATGTTGCTAAAATGTTTTTGTTTCAAGTGCTATCGTTTTTTGCTCGACGAGGGGCATTTGAAACTTTACGATTTTTTCGCTTTTCGCGGAAAGCGCCGCTTTCTCGAGATTGTGGCCAAACTGAAAAAGAATCCCGTGTGCGCGCACTGCGTCGCCGTGCAGCCCGACTACAAGCTGCTGTTTGGCGAGGCGTCGTGTCAGCACGTCTATCAAATGTCGGGAGCGCACAAGCGCATTCTCAGCGGCGAAGAGTGCCTGCACCGGTTCAGGAACGTTGACGACGCCACCGTCGCCATGATCGGACTCGATCCGGTCCGGGCGCACCCCAAACACTTTGTCCTCACCGTCTTTCCCGTCATCCCGCTGTGCTGCAGGCCGTACGTCGTCAGCGACGGCAACGTGTGCGACGACGACCTCACGCACCAGCTCGTGGAGATTGTCAAAAACAACGCCCTCGTCGACAAGGCCCCGAAATACTACAACAACCTCCTCTTTCGCGTCCAGACCTACTTCAACAACAGCCAGAAAAAGGCCAAACACGCGACCACGGGGCGACCCATCAAAGGAATCAAGGAGCGCATCGCCGGCAAGGAGGGTCAGATGCGAAACAATTTGCTCGGCAAGCGAACAAACCAGAGCGGTCGGACCGTCATCGGGCCCGATCCCAGCATCGGCATGTCGACCCTGGTCGTGCCCAAGGTGATGGCCGACATTCTCACCGTGCCCGAAATTGTGTGTCCGTACAATTTGGAAAAACTTCAGGCTTCGATCGACAGCGTAAACTATTTGCTTCGCGACGGGAAAAAGATGAACGTCGAGATGATGCGCTCGAGCAGGGGGACTCTGCTGCAGCACGGCGACACCGTCTACTCGGCCGAGGGGCGCGAGACTCGCGTCGACGACACCAAGATGCGGCTGGTGCCGGGCGATCAGATTTTTCGCAACGGACAATTTTTGAACGACGTCCAGTATCCCAAAGCGGTGGACGTGGTGCTGCGCGTGGGCGACGTCGTGCACAGGCGGCTGCGCGACGGCGACGTGGCCATGCTCAACCGCCAGCCCACTCTCCACAAGGGCTCGATGCTGGCCTTTTACGTCAAAATTTTACCCGTCAAAACTCTAAAAATTAATTTGGCGGTAGCCAAGCCGTTTAATTGCGATTTCGACGGAGACGAAATGAACATTCACATCCCGCAGTCGCTGGAGGCGCGCGCCGAGCTCGAAATGCTGAGCACGCCGCGCGAGTGCCTCGTCAGCAGTCAGGCGGGGAAACCCAACATGACCATCGTCCAGGATTCGCTGACGGCCGCCTACCTCTTGTCGCTGCAAGACAGGCGCTTCGACAGCATGTCGCGCGCCTCGTTTTTCCAGCACCTCTACGCCGCGCGAAACGTCAATCACTACCGGCGCTTCGTCCAGGTGAGCGACGCGATGACGCCTCGCGGGTGGCGCCCGCTCAACGGCGTCGGCCTCTTGTCGTGCGTGCTGCCGCCAGACTTTTGGTATCGCGACGCCGACATTGAAATTTGCGACGGCGTCCTCTTGCGCGGCGCGCTGACGAAAAAACATCTCGGCGCCACAAACTCGTCGCTGATAAAGTACGTTTACAACGAGCTGGGCGGCGCGGCGTGCGAGGCCTTTATCGACGACCTCCAGTTTGTGTGCGTTTCGTGGATCACGTCGCGCGGATTCACCATCAACGCGGCCGACTGCCTGCGCACAAAGGACGTGTCGTCCATCATTGCCCGCTGCTTTGTCGAAGCCGAAGGCCATCGCAGGACCGTTCGCGAACCGCGCATTCGCGAGGGGAAAATCATCCAATCCCTCTCAAAGGCCAAAGACATTGGCATGAAAATCGCAAAAGAGGGGCTCGGCGCCGACAACAACTTTGTGACGACCGTCAACGCCGGCAGCAAGGGAGACTTTTTCAACATTGCTCAAATCACGGGTCTGCTGGGCCAGCAGACGGTCACGGACGGCCGCATCAAACCCGTGCTCAACAACCGCACCCGATCCATACCCCATTTTCCGCGCAGCGGCATCACTATGGAAGACGAGTACAAGAGCAAGGGCTTCATAACGTCGTCGTTTGAGCGCGGTCTCGATCCCGTCGAATTCTTTTTTCACGCCATGAGCGGCCGCAAGGGCGTCTGCGACACGGCCATGGCCACGGCCACGTCGGGCTACAACATGCGCCGCATCGTCAAACTCACCGAAGACATTACGGTTCACTATGACGGCACTGTGCGCGACCTCACGGGACGCTGCTTTCAGACGTCGTACGGCGACGCCGGCTACGATCCGACGCGCTTGGTGCGCGTCGACGGCGAGCAGCGCGTGTGCAACGTAGAAAATTTGGTGCGTCGATTGGAAAAAGAATTGAGCGAGGAAATAAATGAGACGAGTCACATTTAGGAATCCCGTCGTTCGCGGGAAATCTGTGAAACGCGCCGACGCCCCCGCAAAGTCTGTCAAGGCTCGCAGCCGGACTACGACGACGGCGACCGCATCGGCGACCGCCAAAACTCGACGAGCAACATCGCGCACGCGCGTCTCGCGCTCGACTCGCTCCGCCTCGCGAGCGCCGACCAAAAAGACGGTCAAATCTGCGTCATCCGCGTCTACTCGCCATGGGTCCAAAGCGCGATGCGGCTGCATCGGCTCCAAGAAAAAGTAAAAAGACTGCCCCGAGGAGCCTTCTTTTTGAACGCATTCTGGAAAACAAGCCCTTTGACGACGTTGTACGCCACCCCGTTCACGGCGTCTGGATGGACGCGAAAACGAACATGGTGTTTGACCCGACGACGCGCCTCGTTGTCGGCGTTGTCGCTTCGCAGGAGGTGCGTCCGCTGACGGTCGACGACTTGCGACTCGCTCGCGAACGAGGCTGGAAAACGGCGTTTGTAGAAAATTTGAAGCAACTGCCCCAAGAATAGCGCGCGCGGTGGACGAAGCGAGTTGATGTCTAGCGTCGGCAGACTCTGTCACGAATCTGAAAACGCTCGCCATGGAACAAGAATACGAAATGCTTTACGAGAGTCTGAAGCGATTGAAACCTTCAGTTTCGCTTGAAGAAGCGCGACAATGTTTGGCCGAAAATGTGGCAATCTTGAAGGAAACGTGTACAGCGACGTTTTTCGCCATTGTGAGCCTGTATTGCAAAGAAACTGGAGAGAACGTCGACGACTGGTTCACCTGCGTGGCCAACGACGGAGACTATGAAATTTTGGGCTGCGAAGGTAACAATCTTCCGGAAAAACTTGTATTCATCTTGTACAAATTTGTTCAGAAAAGCGTCGAAAATGCCGATAGAAATTTTTAATCTTTGACCGATTGTAATTTCCAATGTATTGCAGTGGAAATTAAACGAGTTTTTCCAAAAAAGTCTGTTCGGTCATGTTTTGGCTCAGGGTGATTGAAATTTTTGATTTTGTAATGTCTTTTGAAATTTTCAGTCTGTTTAGCGTTTCGATGACGCGCTCCGTGTCGTCGTCGCACCGAAACACCTCGGCCAGATGGGGGTAGCGGACGCGCAGCTGTTTGGTGCGATGGTTGATGTAGTCTTTCGTGCCTTTGGCGACAACGTACTCGTTGGGTGCCGATTTGAAAATTTTCATTTCCTTGTAGTCGTGTTTTTTGCACGATTTTTCTTTGACGTTGGTCCTGACCCAGGGACGCTCTTCGACGAATTTGTTCATGAGATTCAGAAATTTTTCTCGGATCGGCGGAATGATGACGTCGTTTTTACCCGTGACGACCACCTTGCCCGTGCTAAAGACGAAAAACGTGACGTACTTTTTTTTCGTCGGCATCGGAATCTGAGCGTCGCGCATGGCGGTGCCGTCCCAGACGACGACGTCGTCCACGGCAATGTCGACCGGGTACCTGCAGTTGACTGTGTTTTTGTGATGCAGGAACGCCAAAAAGTGCTGCGTGTTCGTGTTTTCGTTTATGTACTTTACGAGTTGGTGCTCGTCCACCGAAAATCCGAGTTCGAAATTAAAATTGCACATGACGGACGAAATGGTGAAGAGCGTTTTCGACAGGGGCGAGCAAGCCGCGATGGACTGCAAAATATCGTTGATGTACTCTAGACACTTTACGGACGTTTCTATCGTCTGCGGGCCAGCAATCTGTATGGTGCCGTTGCAAAAGAGGTTGACTGAAATTCGACGGCCGTCGCAGCGCATCGTAAACGTGAGGGCGTTGTTGAATCCCGGCAAAATTTGAACCACGCTGCCGTCGTCGGTTCGCGTGCTGACAATCGACGAAATGCTCGACAGCAGTACGGGGAAATTTAATTTCATGTTGCTCTTGACAACATACGAACGGGTCGTAGCAATCATGCTCATTTTTAATCTTGAGCTTTTCGGTCCGCTTTTGATTTCAACTCTGAAAAACTAGGTCAAAAGAGCCTTTTACAATGAAGGCCTGCTTTTGAAAGGGTTCGCAGGTCGCGAGCGACTCCTCAAATAAATGGTCAACGAAACGTTTTTGGTTGCAGGAGTTTTGGCTACGGTTGTCGTCGTTGCCTACCTCACTCGAAACACTCCAGTGTTTTACGGCGGACCCGGCTACGGACCCGGATACGGATACGGATACGGACCCGGCTACGGAGGCGGCCCGACGTTCGTGGTCAACGATTACGACTAGACAACCCTCCACTTTTTTCTCGGCCAGCTCGCCGAGAGCGGGAATCGTCGAGCAAAGATATCGGATGCGCGGGTCGGAGAAATAAATGGCAATGTTTCAAAGTTTGGACGATTGGGTCGACTCGTCGGCAGACGATTTGTACGCGGAAGCGATTCGCTCGCCGGCGCTCGTCGACGACCTCGACTCGGACGATCCCGTCACGCTCCGGGGTCTGTACCGATTGGTGCGGTTCGCGACGCACTCGTCTGAGAGAATCAGCCCCCTCGCGTCCGAGCGCAAGCGCGCGCCCGACTTTGTCCTCTCCGACTGGCTCGACAGCGTCGAACCCTTTGGCGCCGTCTCGAAACAGGGGTCGGTGGTGAGCGCTCGCCTCTTCAAAAAACGCAGGGTGGTGCTAAAGTCGTACACAAATCTTTTCGAGACGGCGCGTCGCGACTTTGTCGTCGGCTCCGTCATGGCCAACGTCGTCCGCCTGCAGTGCCCCTTTTACGTCTTCACGCTGGGCGCGTGGCGCGACGCTTCGACGGGCGCGTCGTGCGTCCTCACCGACATGGTTCGCGGTCGGGTGCTGGCCGACACGATCAAGACGTGCTCGCGTCTCGATTTTCTAAACATTTTCGCCCAGATCCTGTTCGCTCTCGAGGTGGGTCAGCGAGAGTTTAGCTTCTGTCACTACGACCTGCACATGCGCAACGTTGTCGTGCGAAAGCGCTCTGAACCCACCGTGTGCAGCCTGGGCGTTTACGACTACGTGTTCAGCCACGACAAGGCTCCCGTCATCATCGATTTGGGCATGTCGTTTATCGAAACGCCCGACAAACAGTCTGTGGGGCCGACGCACCTGGAAAAATTTGGAATTTTCAACAAGCTGCGCCCGGGCTACGACGCCTTCACCTTTCTCCTCTTTGCCTACAAGGAAATGGACGATCGAGCCGTCGTGAAAAAACTGCTCTCGTTTTTCGGCAAAGATTTAAACATTTCGGCACACGTAGACTGCCTGGACAAGTACACAGACGACAAGACGCCGGGCATGATGCTCGATTGGATGATGAACGCTTGGCCCGGCGCGATCGCCGTCGAGCGACGCGAACGACGCCAGATACATTTTCAAATGCCCGAAGCGTGGTGCGCGGCCAGGCTGTTGAAAAGTAGGCACTCTGTCCGAGTGGCCGTGGTGGATCCGTCGGCCGAAACGAGCTTTGCGCGCTACCAAATGGCGCGCCACGTCAACGCCCACATGGGTCACTTTGAAAAACTCGACGACAAGTGCGCCGAAAGGATTCGTCACGATTTCCAGCTTTTGAACGATCTCGAGGCCGCGTGTCGGACGCTCGTTCTCGTCCGACACTTGCGGCTCGACAAAAAGTCGACGACGTACGCTCGCTGGGTGCGGACGCTGACTTCGACGCCCGAGTTTTGCGAGCACGCCTCGCGCGACGCTCTGGGGCCGCAGACTTGCAGCGCTCCCGCGTAAAGAATTGAACCGGGTGTGAAAATAAATAATGAACGATAATGATGAAAGTAGTGTCTACATGTATGAGAGAAAAGTGCGGCTGTAGACTGCACAATCTGCGGCGCGAGCCCGAAGTGTGCAGGCAAACGAGGGAAAAGAACGTGGCGGCCGGCGTTTGCGTCATCAGCCCCCAGGGAGTGCTCTTGAGCCAATCGCACAACATTTTTTGGGGCATCCCCAAGGGGGTGGTGGAGGAAGGAGAGAAACTGGTCGACTGCGCCCTGCGCGAGCTTCACGAAGAAACTGGACTCTGTCTGTCGGCTTCGGAACTCGACGGCGTCGTCTTTTCGTTTCAATACAAAAAAGTGTCGCGCGTCGTCTCAATCTTTTTCTTCGTGTCGCCCGTCGACATTGTTCTCGACCCCGCAAAGGACTTTATCAGCGACTCGACGGGCTTCGGATTCGTCCAGCCCGTCTGCATCCTCGAGATGGTGTACGCAAACAAAATCAAAATAAATTATTTCACCCGAGTCTTGCTAAACATTTTGTTTCGCATTTAATAATAAAAATGTGGCAAGAGGTGAAAAATTACTGGCACGCCCACGGTGCCCGAGTCATTGTCATCGCGGGGATCGCGTTGCTCGTCATTTTGTCCATCGGGCGCAAATGGGCCGGCAAAAAGGGCACGTCCACTCCAGGTCTCAAGGTCCTCGAGTGGAAAGATTTGGCCGACGATCCCGTCGCGCGAAAAACATTTTGCAGCAGCGGCGAGCGAGCGTGCAGGACCTTTTTGGAGTCGACCTTCAAGCGACCCTTTTCGAAAGCTCGTCCAAATTTTTTGAGAAACAACGTCACCGGCGCCAATCTCGAACTCGATTGCTTCAACGCCGAACTCGGGCTGGCCGTAGAGTACAACGGTCAGCAGCACTATCGCTTCACTCCGTTTTTTCACAAAAACAAGGAAGCTTTCCACAACCAGCTCTACAGAGACGAGACAAAACGACGACTCTGTCGGGAAAACGGAATTTTCCTCGTCGAAGTGCCGTACACGGTTACAAACGTGGAAAAATTTTTGACGCAAAAACTCGAAAAGAAATATCGTGTATTGCAATAAAAGAAAATGTACTGCGGAAACAACAGACTGGATCCGGCGGTCGTGCGCGACGGCCAGCGATTGGGAACGCGGTACGAGTGTTTTCGAAAGGGAGTCGGAGTGGGTTCTCGCATGCCCGAGCCCGAAGAGCGCGACTACGAACCCATCGACGCTAGACGCGTCTATTGCGGTAAAAGCCGGAGGCTGCCGCCAGGCTACGCCTACATGGGCAATCTGGCTCAGTGTCTTCAAAAGGGCGTCGGCGTCGGACTCTACAGGCGGCGGTGAATGTCACATCGTCTTAGGGCCGGCGCGCAGACAAATCTTTTGAATAGTGCGCGCTTTCGGGCCGGCCATCATCTCCAACACGCGCTCGATGCACCGCGGAGCGCACCAACCCTTTTCGAAAATCAATCCCTTGACCGACGAGAGGTCGTGCCGATGGGTCGCTTGAAAGTGTTTGCTGGCCGTCCTTCTCGGTCCGGGGTCGAAGCGAGCCAATATAGGGTTATACGTCGTCTTTGCGTGGCATCGCCCCAAAACGATCCATTCAGTCGGATCGCGAGTGGCCAAGAGCTTTTCGACGAGTTCTTGCGCCGTGGGCGTGCTTGGGTTCACGACGCTTTTGGCCAAAATGAAAGGTCCCATGCAAAAAGGACATTGAAATTTTTTAATCTTTTTAAAACAAGGCGCGCACAAACTGCGACAGCACGTCGTTTCCACAACGTCGGTGCGCGCAGTCTTTCCGCAAATGGGGCAATCCAATTGGAAATCTTGTTCGAATCTAGAACCGCAGATTCGAGGCGCAAACTTCAAAACTGTTTCTTCGACAGAGACGGGCTCGAGAACGGGACCGCCGACGACATCCATGTACAAAGACTGCGACATGTCGTCGGGATGGCGCGGGGCGCGGTCGATAAACATGAGCGAACAATAGTACGTTCGTTTGGCTCTAAACACATCCTGTCGTTTCGAGCCAACGACGCGATCGTACAAAATTCCGTCGCCCTGCAGCTCGATCGGTTTCGACTTTTGGTGCGTCTCGGCGAAAAAGATGCGCGCTTTGGCGTTTCGAGGTCCGCGCCAACTGTCGACGTGATGTTTCCAAATGAAAATCTCTTCGCCATCGCCCACAAACAGAGTCGTGCCGCCAGAGTGGACGAGATGCGCGACGGCCAACGGAACGGCGGTCCTTTGTTTGTCTTTCAAGACTATAAATTTAAAAAATGCACAGTCCTCTAGAGTTTCCAAATCAATCAACCGAGGAGAGATATCCTCCCAGTCGGGATATGGAAGGTCAAGAACGTTAGCGTGGCAATCTTCAGGCAGCGATCCAAGAACGTCAGTCTGGCAATCGTCCGGCTCATGGTAGAGAATCGAAAGATCGTCGTCCGTCAAACAAGGCAAGTCAAAGGGCAAATCGTCAAAATGCTCGCTCAGTCCAAAGTCTTCAAAGGCAGGCGGCGATGAATCTGGGCGGGAATAGCAGTGATCCATGTCGTCGGGGAAAAATTGATAGCGCTTTTCTGGTCGCTCGTCAGAGACCGAGGACAATGTCGGCAGCGCTGAGGATAGAATTTTCCAAACAACTTTTCGCGGCGGGCGATGCCGTGTCGTGTCTGTTGTTTGACTCTCCGTGGCACTCTGAATGCCGCTTCGCGGCTCGTCAACTCGCGATAGACTACATCGTCGCCACTTTTATGCAAGAGGCGCGCGTGGCGCTTCTGCGCGAAGGAATGGACGCCGCGCGTCAGGTCGTCGGCTGGGACGAGGACGTGTTTTGCGGGAGCGCGCGCGTCGTGGCTCAAGCCATCCGACCCGCGCTCGCAGCCCGCGGCGGCTGGCGGTCGCCTCTGAAACCCGTGTGAATTCAAAATGCTCGAATCATGAGGCTGTTAAAAGGTGCAGTCTTCAATAAAACTATCAGTAATGGCTTCAAAGGTGAAATTGAGCATGTTGAATTCAATCAATCAGTTGGTGATGTCGGAATTGTCGCTGACGCAGGAGCAAAAGGACGGGTGGAATTCAAACGAAAATCAGAAAAAAATCGGAAGCTTGGTGGGGTTGAAACCGAGAGAGATTTTGGCCGGACCGCAGAGAAATTTGAGCGCCTACTTGTTTTTCTGCAAGGAACAGCGACCGACCATTCTGGAAGAGAATCCCGGAATCAAGCCCAATCAGGTCATGACGCTCTTCGGAAAAAAGTGGCGCCCCCTCACCGACGAGGAAAAGGCGCCGTTCGTGGCGATGGCGCAACACGACAAGACGCGCTACGAAGAGTCTAAACAGCGCAACAAAAACCGATCAAAGCAGCACAACACGAAAAAGACGGCCTATATTCTGTTTAGCGACGAGGAGAGACCCAAGATAAAGGCCGACACGCCCGATCTCAGCACCACAGAAACGATCCGAGAGCTGGGCAAGCGGTGGCGGCAGGCCAAAATTGACAATCCTCAGATGCTGGCGGAAAAGTTTGGCTACATCATACCCAAACAGACGCCGAAAAATGAGGCGAGCCTTTAAAAAGTCGATCGTTCTCGAACCCACGTCGCGCCTCGCGGGAGAGTACGCCGCAATGACAAAGTGCGACGGCGTTTTCGTGTCGCTGTCGACGACCGCCTCCGGCCGCCTCGTCGTTCGCGACGTCGACAGAAAAGTGCTCTTCACGCTCGCGACAAAACTGAATTTCAAAACATTTTTCGTCTACGCCGACATGGTGCCGGGTCCCCGCTTTTTCGCCTACGACACGTCGCTCGAGACCGACTTTCGCCGTCGTCACGCGGCGCTGGCGGCGGCAGTCGGCGACCGCGACGCCGAGAGCGTCGTCGTCGTCGTCTGGCCGGCCTTTACGCGGTCGCCGATTCGCGATCTTGGTCTCGCTCCGCCCGTCGTCGACGCGCCCACCGACGGCGTGGTGCTAGTCTCTGTGGCCGACGTCACGCCGCACTACAAGTGGAAACCGGTCCAGACGGCCGACTTTGTGGTGACGGCCGAAAAAACGTGTCTGGCCGGCTGGCTCACCAGCAAGCCCCTGCCGTACGACTGGTGCCGCGTGTCGAGTCACGCGTCTTCTACGTACGCGGGCGTACCGTTTGGCGACGAACGCGGTCCGCACAGGTTCCAAGGCGACGCCGCTCCCGGAACGGTCGTCGAGTGCCGCTTTCAGCAGCCCGACACGTGGGTGCAGGTGAGGACGCGCGACGACAAGACCCGCCAGTACAGCGCCTCGGCTCTGGTCTTTGCCGGAGCAAACAGCTGGACGACAGCGCGCAGTGTTTTGACGGCTTTAATAAAAAATGTATGAAGTTTTTACGTTTGCCGCTCTTGTTGTTGGAGGCATTTTCATAAAAGACTACGTCAAAGTGGGCGGAAACCCCGCCCTTTTCGCTCTCCTGTTTGTCATGTTTTCGATCGCCGTCGCTGGAGCCACGGCTTCGGCGCGCGGAACCGGCCCCGCCGCGCTGCCCGGAGTCGCCGACGGGCGCAAACCGTGCGGTCAGCAATCGCCCATCCCGCAAAATTACGTCGTCAGCGGCAGGGACGCCTATCCGGGAAAGTGGCCCTGGATCGCCTTCATTTCGAAACCCGTGGCCGGAGGCGGCGTCGAGCGCTCGAGCGGGTTCCTCGTCACCGATCGGTGGATCGTGACGTGCGCCCACACGGCTCCCGACAAGACGATGAGCGTCACGCTGGGAGCGTTCGACGTCAGCCAGCCCGAAACAACGCGGATAACGGCGACCGTCGAAAAAGTAGTCGTCCACCCAAACTACAGTCGCGGCGCGCCCGATTCAAACTACTACCTCAACGACATTGCCCTGATTAAATTGACGGGACCCGTCACGTTCACGGCCAACATTCAACCCGTGTGCCTGCCGCGGTCTGCCTCGTACCCGGGCGCGGCCTCCGGGCAGCTCATCGTCACGGGCTGGAATCTGGATCGAACCAACCCGACGACTCGTCTGACCGACGTCGCCCTGTCTGCTCGCGCGGCGCCCGTGTGCTCAAATTTCCGCAAGGGGTTCTGGGGTCCGGGCCAACTGTGTCTCGCCAACACCGAGGCGACGACCGACTGCTCGGCCGACGCCGGCGGACCCGTGGTGATTCAGAGAAACGGCTACTGGTACGCCGTGGGTATAGTCAGCTACGGCTACTGCGACCCCCTCATTCCGGCCGTCTACACCGACACGGCCTACTACTTGGATTTCATAAGAAAAACTGTGGCTGCGGGATGAACAAAAGTAATAAAAATTCGTTTTCGTTTTCGAAAAAACGAATTTTATTTTCACACACACACAAACACTACATCGCCCGACGTTTCAAATAGTCGCGAGCCTTTTGAGCCACCAAAATCCAAGTCGATCGCGTCGCCAAACAGTACTTTTCCAGATAGTCGACGACAAACTCGGTCGGCTCCGCTCGATTCGGACACGAGATTTTCGCCGCCAGACGCGCGTCGATTTTAAAACACCCGTCAAATTGCTGGCTCGCAATGATGCTTCGCACGATGGCCTGCTCGTCGTCTAGGTCGCCGAAGCAGTCGTCTTCGTCGTCGTCGTCTCCGCCCACCACAAAAGTCGCTCTCGGAGTCGGAACCGGTCTGGCTTCCGCGGCTTTTCCGAGCGGCCGCGGCCCCGCCGATTGAGCCGTTCGCGGTCCGCTGTCGCAAACATTGTCGCAAACAGCTTGTCCCATTCCGAACGGCATCTGGTTGGCGATCGTCACCCGTTGCCGCGTCTGTCCGACGTCGTAGACAGCCAGGTCGCCGACAGCGACAAAGCTGGCAAACTTTGAAACAATGTTGCACTCCAAACACAGTTTCAAAATGTCGGCCTCAATGTCGGCCTCGCACCTGTCGGCCGGCTCGCTAGCGTGCTCTTCTTCCAGCTCCTCGATGCGACGCTTTGCAGAGAGGCGATACAGAGCCAGCGGCGACGCTCGGTCCGAAACGTCGCGCACCTCGAAGCCCACGCCGCCCACCGAGAGCAGCGACGGCGCGCTGGAAAACCAGCCAAACGAAACGGTGGCCAATCCCTGGAAAACGGGATCGGGTCGAGCGGGAATCAGCGTCTCGACGCCTACGTTCCACTCGAGTTTGGGACCCGGCACCGACGGTTTCATGGCCAACAGCATCAGGTTGACCAACTTTTCCTGCATCTTTTCCGAAACGGTCGAGTAGAGAGCCGCTCCGTTTCCGGCTCTGGCCATGCCGTTGACGAGCGCGTGGCAGGCGCTCGATCCCAAGCCCAGCGAAAAGACTCGGCAAGAGTCTTTGTGCTTTGCAATCAGCGCCAAAACGGGCTCCACGTCGGCCACTTGACCGTCCGTCAAGACAAAAATTTGTTTCTGATACCCCTCGGCGCTCTGACGACTCAAAATCTTTTCAAGAGGAGCGAAAATCTCAGTGCCTCCCATCGAAGCGTCCATTTTCGAAACGTACCGCTCGGCTTGCTGGTGAGTCTCCCGCGTGTACAGCCTGCTCCCGCCGCCCGCAAAGAGCTCTTCGAAACGCGTGCCAAAGCCTACAATGTTAAAGTGGGAATCGACGGGGATCGATTTCAAAATCACCCGCATAGCGTTCTTGGCTTGTCTGATGGCGTCGCCGTCCATGGATCCAGAGCGGTCGACGAGAAACACAAATTCGCCCTTGCTCGTCTCGACGGGCGCTACGGGCGGATAGCACGTCACCATAGAGACGAAGCGGTCGTCGCCAATCTTTTGATACACGGCGCTCGCGCTCTTTTCTAAATCAATGTAGAAGACAATGTCGCGATCGGGAACGACGTCGGACAGCACAATCTTTCCGTCGGAACGAGTGTCGAACGCGTGCGACGGCGACGTCGCTGCGGCTCCCAGACAGTCGAGCGTCAGCGTGACGCGGTACGGGCACGAGTCAGTCACGTTGTTTTCAAAGTTGGTGGCGGCCGTGTTGTAGCGCGGAGCGAGCGTCGTGGGCACGTAGAAGACGGCCTTGTTCGATTCGTACTTTAGCAGGGCGACATAGCACAGTTTGATGACGGCTTTCTTTTTAAAGTTTCCCAAACGAATCGCGAAAACGTCGCTGGCCTCGTCGCACACCAGAGCCGCAGCTTTTCCCTCGTTCAGAGCTCGTTCGTAGCGCGTCACCGCGTCAGCCTTTTTTTCGACGCGCCCCTCGATGCGTTTGCCGTCCACGTCCGCCTCGAAAAAGTAGACTGCCGCAGAATCGTCGAGCGGAAATTTGTACAAAATCTCTAGAGGCGGACCCTCAAACGTTTGCGGGATCCCGTCGGGCGGAAATCTGTGCAAAAGCTCTAGAGGCCGGACCTCGTAGTCGTTTTCAAACGTTTGCGTGATCGAGACAGTCGCCAAAAGATCGACTACAGAGGCTTCGATCTCGATCGCCTTCAGAGGCACGATCTTGTTATTTTCGCAGACGATACTCATGCTGGGTTCTAATCGACGAGTTCGAGACTGAATGTTCCGATTCAATTCGCTGCTGGCCTTTTTAAACGTTTCGGCGATCGAGCACCGTCGATTACTGCCCGCTCGGGTCTTCTCAACAAGTTTCCAATCCGAAAATTTTGAAAAGCCACTGATGCGGCAACACGAGCGAGACTGTGTAGGCTAAATGAAAAGGTACATCTCCGCAAACGATCTCGCGCGCCCTGTCCAAGGTCACCGGATAGTCGAAAACAACGCGAAACAGCGCAAAGCAAACATAAACGAGCATCCTGTCAATGAGAGGCACAATCAAGCGCTCGTTCACCAGAATCCATAGAAAAAGGCTTCCGAGATGAAACATTTCTAAAATAGCGCTTCCAGATCCCGGCGCGTTCAAATTTCAAATGGACGGTTGAAATTTTTTCAAAACAGTTGTTCGGGCGTCTGCGTCCGGACGTTGAAAACGATCGTGCCGTCGGGATCGCGCGTGGCGAAGCACGTTTCTCCGTCGAGAGCGCTCACCAGAGTCGAGGCCGGTTTGTCGGCCGGTTCCGCCCCTTCGATCGCCGCGACTTTGGCGCCTTTAGAGTGCGTCTTGCACCGCGAGCTGCCGGGCTGCACGCGCGAATTGCAGCGCTGATTCTCTCGCTTCCCCTTGGCTATCGTGGCTTCGCATTTCAGAGGAGGTGCCGCCGCCAAAAGAGACGCCGTCGCAGGGTCGTCGTCGTCAATGGCCCGAATTTTCATGATCGCCTCGGTCAAAATCGCTTCGACTCGGTGCTTCCACATGACGTGATTGCGTCTCGCCGGCGCGCCAGTCGAAAATCAACTGCGTCGAAAGGCGCAAGCGTGAGCAGTCACTTTTTTGCACGAGGCGTCGGCCCGCTCGGCGACGGCGTCGGCGGAAACGGACGGGTCGTCGAGAAGCACGAGCACCGACGCCGCCACGTGCGCCCTCAGCGACGAGGGACAGAGTCTCGGTCCGTCGGCGTATTTCCTCGCGACGAGCGCGACGAGCCGATCGCGAGCGGGTCGGCTGTCGACAAACTTTTCGACGATCCACGCGGCGATGCCGGCGGGCGTTTCAAACTGATTGCGCGTCTCTACGACCGCCAATTTGACGCGCTGAAAACCGCGGCTGGCGGCTCGCTTTTCGACGCCGAACGCGCTGGCGATGGTCGGAAACGAGGCGTGCGTTTCTGCTTTCAAGAGAGCGTGATACACGGACGCCGCGATGACGGCCGTCCGCATTTTGCCGCGAAACGCCGGCGAGCAGCTCTGCGTCTCTCTAAAGTAGGCCTGTGCCGTCGCCACGACCGCTTCGGAGAATCCTCTGTTGACGAGGTCGGGAAAGTGCCCGAGGCGTCGCTGAACGCAACCGTCGGAAAAATTGGAAGAATCTGGCAAGTGTTGGTGACACGAGACGCAAGCGCCTCCGACCAGCACCTCGTGCGAGCACTGGACGACCGCCGTCTCGGGCGACTCGTCGCGAAACCCCCTCAGAATCGATTCGAAAAGTTCAAAGTCTTCGTCCATGTCTGCGCGATAGCCACGCGACGCCCAGCGCGCAAACAACGACGGCGGCGAGACCTGCTCCGACGGCGAGCCGACGCGATCCGGACTCAACTACGACAATCGTTTTCGGAATTTTCGTCTCAAACGGCTCGCGACTGGCCGTGAACGTGACGAATCCGCCGGCTTCGTGCGTCACGCTGTTGTCGACGGCGTCGGCGACGCTGACGCGACGCTCAAACTGCACTGTGCTGTTGAACGGATAGGCGGGCATCTTGAAGTGACCGTCGCCGTTCCACCGCGACCCCCAGCTGTTTCGACACAGCCAGTAGGGAACCGATTGGCGGCGGGCGGGTCCGGTCGACACGTCGTGTTCGACGCCCCAGCCAATCACCACTACGGCGTGAAAACCAACGAAATCGGCGTGATTGAGAGCCACGTCCCGGTCAAAGTCGCCGGCGATCGTTTTCGCTTCGAGGTACAAGGACTTTTCAAAAAGATTGGGATTGAAATTTTTGAAAACGGGAAAAGCGGCCACTACGGGTCCCTCCTTTCGGATCCACGTCTTTACGAAGCCGGCAAAGTTGGCGTCGTGACCGTCGTCGACGAGCCACTGGACGCTGTCCTTGTCGACGGGGAAGCAGCGGAACGTCCCGTCGGCGGTGCAGCCGCACTTGCCGAACACGCGGGCAAAGTGCTCGGCCGTGCAGCCGCCGTCTCCGCACCAGCTCTGTTCGTCGACGCACGCCTCCTCGACAAAGCCGGTCGAGCTTTCGCTGGCCATTTTCAGCAGCGCCGCCGGGTTGCCGCCGTTGCACGGATCGTCCGAGAAGCAAATCATGTTTCGCGTGTACGACAGTTTGGGCGCCGCGGGCGTCGAGCCGCGCACCGCGAAATGGTCGGCCACGGCGGTGGTCGTGGCCACCGCCCAACAGCTGCCGCAAGCGCCCTGATCCGAGACGGCGCTCAGCGTTTTCGTCTCGCGCCAATCGAAACGATCGTCGACGTCGACGACCGCCTTTTCGACCGCGCGCTTCGGCACGACGGCCCCGAACCGAGCGTCCGTTTTCAGAATCGATCTGTGTGGTAAAACGTCAGTCATTTTTATTCACCCGCCGATATCGCGCGCGCTCGCGCGTATAAATTCGCTTCGCGCTCGTCGTCTCCTCGTCACGCTCGCCGAGAAGCGATTCGATCGCGGACTAGCCGCGCAGCAATTTTGTGATTCGCAAACAAAAATTGCACGCAGTTGGTTTGCATTTGATTTTCGCACGCCCCTACAACGATAACCATCAAACACTATGGCCATTCCCGATCACGTTCTCATTGCCCTGGCGCCGAGTCTCGATTGGATGTATATTTTGACGACGCAGACCGTGTCGCTCGGCGTCGTGCGCGCGTGTCACCGCCACTTCATGAATCAGCAATTGTATTCGGCGATCGAGCGGGAAATGAGTCCCGTGACGAGACTGTGGTGGGGACACTTGTTTGACTTTGCGTACGCTATCGATGTCGACTTTGGAGCGCTGTCGCGCCAACGTTTGCCCAACTTGTTTATCGACATGTTTGGCGACGCTCTGGATTGGAAATGGGTATTGCGCTCGTCGCTGGTCAATGGCGATCTGATGAAAAAGTACGCCGCGACGATCGATGCGTGCCTCGCCCGTTACTAGGCTTTGCTGTTTATGATTAGGTAGGAAATGACAAAGGTGACGAACGCGCTAAATAGGTAGTAGTATTTTTCGGCTCCGTCCAAGCCCGGTACGGTTTTTTTGATGAGCGATTTTGTAAATTCCGTGTTGAGCGCCACCGAAAACAAGGTGACGAAGAAGGCTGCTTTCAAGCGCGACCGATCCTCTACTAGATTGTCATTTTCAAAACTCTGAATCATGCGCAATTCATCGTTGGAAAATGTCCTACTGGTTGTTTGAAACTCTGACGACATGCTATTTTATTTAGAAAAAGTTTTGAAAAATGTTTCGTTCTCCGACAAAAGGTTTGAAAGAGCGTTCGTCAAAAAACGTAATAATAAATCATGTATTACGCGAACGAAAATTTCGTAGCCAATCAAGGCAGTTACTACAACTACTTTTTGCTTGCGTCGGGGCTGTACGTTTTGTATTTTCTCTTGGATTGCATGGGCGTTTTTGACGGCGGATTCGGCTCGGACGACGGCTCGTGTTGCGTTCCCTGCGACGCGGACGGAAACCACCAACTATAAATAAATGAACAACAGTACCCGTTCGAACGTCGACGACGACGACGACACCCCCACAGCGACCATTGAGTTTTCTCGCTTTATCCGCTCGGTGCTGCGCAGAGCGCGTCTGGCTCCGCGCCTCGCGCGGCGCTGTCTTTCGGAACAAAACATGCGCTATTTTCGCCAGGCTTTCATGTCGCCGTCGGCTCGCGAAAACGCAAACTACGAACTGTTTGAACAGCTCGGCGACGTGACCATCAACAAGTTTATCGTTCAGTACATGTACGATTCGTTTCCTCAGCTGCAGACGGCCGAGGGCGTCAATGTCGTGGCGCGCCTGAAAATATACTATGGCGGAAAAAAGTTTATACAAATGTTTGCCGACAAGCTCGACGTTTGGCGCTTTGTCGTGTCGTCGGACGACGAGAAAACGAAACGAAAAAAGATGCTCGTCGAGGACGTTTTCGAGGCGCTCGTCGGGGCTCTAGAGTTTGTGGTGGCTCGCGTCGCCGATCAAGAGTTTGGCGCCGGCAGCGGCATCGCCAGCGGCTACAATGTGGCCTACGCGTTTCTCGAATCGTTGTACGCGGCGGTCGACGCGGAAATTTGCTACGAAACGCTCGTCGACCCCAAGACGCGCCTCAAGGAGCTGTTTGACGAGCACCGCCGCGACCTGGGCGCGCTCGAGTACGTCGACGCAAAGGATCCCGAGACGGCCGAGTACGCCACGACCGTCTTTCGACGCGGCGCTCAGCGCCTCGGCTCGGGCCGGTCGATTGTGAAAAAGGAGGCGCACGAAGAGGCGAGCCGAGCCGCCCTCGAGACTCTCCGGCTGGAGGGCTACTCGAAAAAAATTCCCCTCCACTACCAGCAGTTTCAGCGCATCGCGCCACCCCACGCGGCTCGCTCGGACCGGCTGGCGCGCTTTGTGGTCGACATTTTGCATTTTTCATCGCTGCCTGAAAAATGGGTTCGCAAGTGCGTCGACGACGAGGCTGTGGCGCTCTTTTCCAACGCGTTCACGTCCAAGAGCGTCGACGCCCGGTGCAATTACGAATTTTTCGAACAGCTCGGCGACGCGTCCGTCAACAAATTTATCGTTCAGTACATGTACAAGCGCTATCCGCATTTGCGCGTGTCGTGGGGCGTCAACGTGGTGGCCCGCCTCAAGATCAAGTACGGCAGCAAGGGTCAGCTCTATCAGATGGCCGAACAGCTCGACTTTTGGCAGCACATTCGAGCCACGGACGAGGAGCGCAACAAGCGGAAAAAGAGTCTTTTGGAAGACGTCTTTGAGGCCTTTATGGGTTGCGTCGAGTTTGTGCTCGACAATTGCGCGCGCGCTGAAAACAAGCAGAAATGTTTCGGATTCGGATATTTTTATGTTTTTGAAATTTTGACCAGTATATTCGACAAGATCGACATTCCGTTTGCGTACGAAAAGCTGGTCGACAGCAAGACGCGTCTCAAGGAGCTCTTTGACGAGAATCGCTCGTCGCTGGGCGCTCTGTCGTACGACGATTTTCGGTGTCGCGACACGGGTCTGTACATTTCAAAAGCTAAAAACGGAGACTCGATCGTGGGCTCGGGATCGTCGACCCTGAAAAAGGACGCGCAGGAAAAGGCGAGCGAGGCTGCGCTCAAACTGCTGGCGCGTCGCGGTTTCGTGAAAACGGTGCCGCCGCAATATTTTGGCGTCGTCTGAAAGAATTTTTCCCCCCGGATAATAAAAATGAAGATTGTTCACAGAAAACAAGAGCGCAGAGTTGCGTTTCACCAGCCGGCTCCGGCTCGCGAAACGATCGCGAAGCCCCCCGTCGTCGCCCCCAGCAGCGTACCCGCCCATTTCGTAGCGCCTCCTTCTCGGAAATCCATAGTCGACGACGTTCTAAAGATTCTCCGCAAGGCTCCGCAGGAACCTCTAGATTTCATCACTCTGAAATACGCCACGGATCTCAACGAAAGTTTGGTCGGCAAGGTGGCCAGGGATCAGAAAGAGGCCCTCTCAAAGTACCAGGTGGCGGCTCCGGTTCAGTACGTTTTCATGCAGCACCAGTCGGCGTCGGCGTCGGCATCGCGACCCGTCGACGGCCAGTATCAAATAAACATTTGCGAAGTGTTTTACTGGCCGGTCAAGGCGACGATCGTGTCGGCCCACGTCAACCACTCGTCGTCGGCGGCCACCACGCTGCGCATGTACTCTATTCTTTCGCAAAACACGCGCACCGAGCTGGGGGCGAGCGACGTAACGCCCTACGCCGTCACCAATCTCAAGATCGAGGTTCCGGCCGACACGAAAATTTGGTTCTCGCTCTCGTCGAGCGCGCCCCTCCCTTCGGCGACGCTCGTTCTCGGCGTCATTTTTCATCCAATTGATTTAGTAGCGTCTTCGCTCTTGAACTAGGCAGTCGTACTTAGAAAATGAATTCCGTCTCTCGCCTCAACGAAATTGCTCAGCGCACGGCCTCGGTCTATCCGACGTACGAATTCTCAAACGAGGGCCACTCTTTTGTGTGCGTGTGTCACTTTAGGGGGCGCTACGTGTCGGGAGCGGGGGCGCCCAGCAAGCGCGCCGCCAAAGAGAGCGCCGCCACGTCGGCCCTGCAAGAGCTGTCCGACACGATGATTGTCGCGTTCGATCCGTCGCCGCTGTGGAACGGCGCGACCGAAGTGCCTCTGACTATGAAAAGGGGCGGCGAGGAGAAGCGCTTCTCGTTGCGCGTCGTCGCGATGCAAGAGTCGTGAGTTTGTTGTTGGTTTTTCAAACTGGCGCTGGTCCAATTTGAAAAACAATAAAGACATGAGGCTGGCATTTTTTTACGACTCGAGGACGACTGAAAAAATGAAATTGCCGCCCGGCGTGGTCGCTCTCGATTGCGCCCAGAGCCGGGTGGCCGAGATTGCGCGTCGCTATTCGCTCGCGACCTTGCCGTGTCTTGTGCGCGGCGACGTCGTCGTCAGCGGCCGCGCGCTCGACGCCTGGTTCGCCAGTCAGCGACCGGCCGTGGTGCGGTTTTACGCGTCGCCGACCGCAGCTGACGACGACGACGACGACGACGCTCACCGAGCCGCACCCGCCGAGAAGCGCGTCGTCGAGACGGCCGTGGAGAAGGGAAAACGCTTGGCCGCCGAAAGAGAGCGTCAGTTTGGATCTGCCGTCGTTTGAATAAAATGCTAAACGTCATTTTGGACATTGACAACACGCTGGTGGACGCGCACTTTTCTCCCGTGCCGTCGCCGATTCCGGCCCTGCGCATGCCGGGCGCCGACCTGTACGTCTACAAGAGGCCTCGTCTCGACAACTTTCTGGACTGGCTTTTCGAAAATTTCTCCGTGTCGCTGTGGACGGCCGGGTCCGACCCGTACGCCCGATGGATCGCGCGAAACGTCGTCGAAACGCGACCGCTTCGAAAACTGAAGCACGTGCTGAGCGCGCGCGAGTGTCAAGGGTCGATAGACATGTACGGAGCCCCGAAATCGTTGCGCTTTCTCAGCCACATTGATCCCTCGATCGGGCCGGCCAACGCCCTCCTCATCGACGACACCCCCGCCAATTTCAAGGGCCAGGAGCGAAACGGCATCCTGGTGAGCGCGTTCGACGCGCGCGAGCCCGATCGCGAGCTCGACTCGCTGCCCGCCATCATTCTCGAGTGCTTCGAGACAATCAGCCGCGCAGCCTGACGACCCTGTAATAGTCTGGCGTTCGACCGTTGCTTATGCGAATCACGTCGCCGTCGCGGTAGCGCATGAAGCGCGCCACGGGGTCGTTTTCCAACATGACGGGTTTTCCGCTCCTGTCAAAGGTCGCCAAAAAGTCGGGATCCGTCATCTTTTCAAATTTCGGCTGATAGTCGTGCAGCATGACGTTGAGCTTCAGCTCGGCCACCTTGAAGAGTTCGACGTTGCCGTTGGCTCGCGTCATTTTCGAGCTGTTGCACGGCAAAATTTCCCTGCCCACGATGATTATCTGTTCGTACGTCTGGACGCTCTCGTCGCGCAGATACGATTTCAAAATTCCAATGTTGAGTTTGGCTTCGAAGAAAAACTTGCACACAATCTTTCCGCCGCGAGCGCTCGTCGCCAAGATCGTCCCGCGTCGCTCGCTCCTGTCCGTCAGAGCAATTGATTCCACTATCGCGTGCCCCCGCCACTCTAGCATTTCGCAACAAGTTTTGAACGCGCGAGTCATGTCCGGATCCGACGACATTGCGGCGCTGCTGGACGCTCGCGGGCTGCAGCGCGGCGAAATGATTCATTTCGGATTCAGAAACGCCGTTTTTCAACTGCCCGCCGACGCCGCTCCGCGCGTCTATCCGGTGCGCGTGTCGGCGTCGGGCGCCAACCACCTCAATCTGTTGGTGGTGACTGGCGACGCGTGCGTTCGCCTCGAGCCGCAGAGATTCGCTCGCCTGACGTACCGAGCCGACCGGCTGGACGCGCGGCTGGCGGTCTGGAGCGCCGCGATGGGGCTCGCGTATCGGGTCGAGACGGGCGACGACAAAACGTGCCGAGCCTGCGTCGCCGAGTGCTTTTCAATGTTGGACAGACTCACTGGGGACGCGAGAAACAGAGATTGAAGACGGTGTCGGACCTGACGGCGTGCGCGGCTCGAATTTCTTCGACGGCGCGAACCAGCGACTGGGCGTCGCCGCTCAGCGTCAGCGTCTTTTCTCCTTCAATCACGACGCAAGCGTCTCTGAAGCAGCGAGTTTCGGCCGCAGCGGCCTCTAGGACGGACTCGTCGGCGGGGGCGTCCATCGGCGGAAATTCTGTCGGAGAAAAAATGGGGAGCAAACGATCGGACGCTGCTGGCGGCGACGGCGGCGGGTGGCTGAATTTGCAGCGCTCCTTGAAGCGGCACGCTGCTCCGTAGTGGCACTGCGGGGCGACAATTTCCGCAGACGAGTGCGCGTACGGACAGTGGTCCCCGTTTCGGCAGCGCCCGTTCTTTTCGAAATAGATGCACATTCGCGTTTTCGCGCGAGGCCGATCTTGGCGCGGCGGAGCCGGCATCGCCGCCGAACGGCGTCTGTTTTTCACTTGCAAAAATTCCCCTTCCATTTTTATTAACAGTGCGACAGCGACAATTCCTACAATTCAACTTCCAAGGGGAGAGTGCAGAAAAAGGAGACAATCGTCTGAGCGGCCGCGCTCCACGACGATCGCAGACCGACGACCGCTTCGAGCAGCATGTCTTCGATGTATTCCGATATGTCGGCGTCGGAAATCTCTTCGAGAAAGCGCGTCAGCTTGCCGCTTCCGAAAAAACGGTCGTCTTCCGGGTCGTCGTCTTCGTCGCTACTAGTGTCGCCTCCCGAAACTATCGTGTCGTCGTCAGAGACGGCGACGTCATCGCCTTGGGCGCTCGCGTCGTCTCGCTCGCAATCGACGACCGCCGCTTCCTCGAGTCTCAGCGTTCGGGCTGCGGCGTCCACCGTGTTTTGATCGATCGAACCTCCCGCCAGGACCTGCAGCATGGCGCACAGGCGACATAGGGCCACGGCGGTCGCGTTGTCGCGCGCGTCCACCACAAACGACAAGTGTTTTGGAAATTTGACGACGACCGACCGGCGCTGCGCGCTCTTGTAGAGGTACGTGGCCAGGAGGGCGTCGTAGCGCAGCGCCAGACTCTTTTCGGCCAGCGCGTGCAGGTAGGCGTTCATGACTGAGTCGGCGTGCAAGACGGTCTGGCCGCGCGCCGCCTCGCCTCCGTCCGAGTAGCCAAACAGGGAGGCCACCAGGCGGTCCGAGGACGGCGGCTCGCCGGCCAGAGAGCGAGCGTTGCTGCGCGCGGCGTCGAAAATTTGCGACAGCGTCGATACGAGATTGCGAAACGGCTCCACCGCCATGACGTTTTCGAGCGTCGTCATGACGTGAACGCGCGGATGAGTGCGATCGCGAAATCGGGTCAGCGCGCTTCCGAAAAGCGCGTCGTGCTTGGTCTCTATTTGCTTTCCGCAAGTGGAGAGAAGCAGCTGGTGGAGAGCGTCGTTTTGAAATTTGACGGCCAACATGTCGTTGACGAGGCTCGAAAACTTTGCGTCGTGAGCCGTCGCGATGTGCCGTTCGACGTCGCTGGCGACGGCCATCAGCGATCGCCACGAGCGCTTGTTTTGATCCCACATGAGCGGGTAGCAGGCGGCCGGGTCGGCGAACATGGTCATGTAGCGAAAGTTGACGTAGTGGCCGATCGTGGGAAAGCGGCGCGAGTCGACCTGAAATTCGGAAACGCGCGACGGGCCGAGAACGTCGCCGCTGCCGATGCGGATCGTCGTCCGCTGCTGCTGAGCCTGCTGTTGCTGGTGCTGCTGTTCGCTGGCGGGATACTGCTTGAACGTTTCGCGTTCGTGCTGTTCGATTTTGGCCAGCGGCGGGATGTAGAGGCCGGCGGCGATCGCCTCGGCCCGCTTCTGAAGCGGCGCCGGGAGGCTCTTGTTCTGAAACAGCTGGTACGTGCGAGCCACCAGATTGGCCACGGCGCGGGCGTCCATGGTTTCGCGATCGCGACGCATGCACTCGTCCCTGCGCACCGGTTCGGCCGAGTACAGATGCGACACGCTGTCGACAAAGGCGTCGAAAATGGAAAACTTTAGCTGCCGCTCGTTTTGTTCGCGCGCCTCGCGAAAGTGCTTTCTGCGCACAAACTTTATGAGCGACGACGGGTTCGTCGAGTAGTCGACGTTCAGATTTTTGTGGATCGTCAAAATGGTGTCCTTGTCGGGAAGTTTGCGGTACGCTTCGTGACCGACGTCGTGAATGAGCTGCTTGAGGAGATCGCTCATGCGCGGATAGTTGCGATCAATGTACACTTGCAGATCGTGCTTGCGCAGCAGGGGGATCAGCAGTTTTGTGTTGACGTAGGCGTTGTAGATGGCCGTTTCGCGGTTGTCTGGAGGTCCGGCGGCGGCGCCCGACACAGGCCTCAGCCAGCGCAGCCACTCGCCGTACATGTTTTTCCCGGAGGCGCCGTCGCTGCTCGAACCCATGAGCGCGTTTCGACTGTCGTAGACGAGCGCGGCGTCGCCGGTGGCGACGAGCGCTTCGGCAAAGGCCTTGTCTTGCGTCAGCTTGGCTTCGATTGCTTTCCGGATGGCAATCGAGGTCGTTTCGAAAAAAAGCTTCTTCTTGCTCTCGGAATAGGTTTCGTCGACGGCGTCCACCGATGCGGCGGTGACGGCCTTGGCGTACATCTGGTCTGAAAACATGCTGGCGAGAACGAAATGCGCTCCCGATTTCCACTCGCGACCTCCGTGCACCAACCGACACGGGTAGTTAAAGTCCAATTTTCCGTAGGGAATGTCTCGCAAAGACTGAATAGTTAACGTTGTCATCTTTATTATTCTCGTCAGAATCCAAAATTGGTGTTGCTCGGGCTGGCGATCAACGAGAGCGGCGACGACGCGACGCTCTGCGTTTTCAGCAACTGAGGCGGCGTGGACGTGGTCGCAGCCGCCGTCTTTCTTCGTCGGAACCACCAGAGGCCGGCGACGATCGCCACGAGCACGGCGATCAAGAGGTTTCTGTTTTTCGCAAACGTCATAAACGTTTCGAGACCGGCCTTTTGACGTTTGGCGCGCGGGTTCTGCTGCTGCTGCTGCTGCTGCACGGGCGTCTTTGACACGGTCGTCGGCGAATCGTTGAGAGGCAGACTCAATTTCGCCAGGGACACGCTGGCGCGCGTGGGAGCGTCGGCGCGCAGAACCATGAAAAAGGGAACGCGTCTGTTGTTGTCGTTGGTCACCTTGCCCTTGACGTGCCCCTCTTCGACGCGTCGGTAAGGAAACTGATCAGAGTCCAACGTCTGCTGGTCGACGACAGCGATTTCGAACGGAGCATCATTGTCTGTCTGCACTTCGAAATCGACTTCAAAATTGACCAGCCCTTCGGTAATTTCGAAAAACTGTTTGTCAATATCCAAATTGACCACGGCTTTCGTGTCTTCCATATTTATTACATTCTACACAAAAAATAAAAATCGCTGCGCGCGCACCTTCCTCTTTTGAATAGAGTTGATAAACTCTTTGCTGGTTTTCTCCCCCAAAAGGTATATAAGACGAGCGCTCGTCGAGACGATCGAGACAAAATGATCGTGTCGGTAGAAGGAGCCATCGGAGCGGGCAAGAGCACTCTTGTAGAGCATTTGGCCGCAGCGGGCTATCGCGTCTTTAGCGAACCCGTAGACAAGTGGACGCTTTTGCGACACTTTGCCGAGAATCCCGAGAGACACGCTCTGGGTTTGCAGATGCAAATTTTGTTTTCGTACTTTTCCATGTGGCAAGAATTTCGAGCAGAGGCTGAAAATTGTATGATTGTTATCGAACGCTCGCCGTGGTCGTCGAGCAACGTCTTTTTCGACATGTACATTGACGATCCAGACTTTAAAAAAGTCTATCGAGACATGTATGCGACGTACGCGTTCGAACCGGATCGCATACTCTATCTGTCTGTGGACGAGGAGACGAGCTGGCGTCGCGTCCTCGCGCGCGGTCGCCCCGAAGAGACAGGCTACACTGAAGAGCACGTCAAGAATGTGGTGGCTCGCTATCGAACCGCCGTCGAGCAGACGACCATTCCGGTCTGCACCCTGTCTGATTGCGATACGTTTGTCGCCGACGCCGAGGCTTTTTTGGCTGGCTTGCGTCGTTAAATTTCAAATTTTGTTTTAATTTGAAATTTTTCCTCAGTTTCTTTCGGGCACGACGACGGCGATGTTGAGCACCGATTGCCGAAACGGCTGAAACTCTGTGCTGATGACGGCTCGCAGGTCGACGGGTTTCACTGTCGGATCCAAGAGATAATTTATGGGATACTCTGGCGCGATGCCCGGAGGCAGATAGAGGGGCATTTTCGTGGGATCGAGCCGCATAAGCGACGCTTGAGAGTAGGCGTTTTCGACGAGATGAATGACCTCGTTGCCGACGACGGCGTCGCCGCCCAGCTCGTTTTGACCCTCGCGCAAACACTGGATGGTCGTGTAGCCGCGATTCCTACCCAGTTGCGAGACGAACGCGTCGCCCGTGTCGCCGCAACCGTAGTAGGTCAGGTAGGGACGCACCTCGCCAGACACGTTTTTCGTCAGGTAGCGCAGCGACTTGCCCGACACCATTTCGTCGATCATGACGGCCAGGGCGGTCGGCGAGTAGGTGACGCGCGTCGTAAAGTGGCGCGCGATTTTCGGCGTGTCTGCGCAATTTGGATCGATCGTCTCGCCCGCCTTGTAGACGACGCACGCCGTAACGCGCGCCTCGGACGCCCCGCGCGACGTGTTCCAGTAGGCTTTGGAATCCTTGTCTAGAAACGCCTGAAAGTCGCGGCCTCCGTACCGGCAAATGTCGGCGTTTTCGGCGCCGAGCAGTTTCATGGCGTGCACCTTGTTGTAGGCGATGAGAGTGCGGCCGAGAGGCAAAAACAGCCCGCTCCCCTTGGCCGGGTAGTAGAACGTGCCCGGGAACAGGGCGGGATCCGAATACATGTTGTACATGGACCCGAAGCGGATGACTTCGATGTACGAGCCGAGGACGCCGCGCCGCTCGGGGTCCTGGTCGAGCAGGACGCCGTCGGGGATTCGGTAAAACTGGTAGCCGGGACGCCGGTGGATTCTGATTTGCGTTTGAGGCTGGATGGCCGCCGGCAGTTTGTAGTAGACTTCGAGGCCGCGCCAATAGTCGACGAGCTGCTTCTCGGACATGCTGGTCCACGTCGCCGGAGGCGAATTGGGGTACACTATCTGAAAGTAGAGCGCCAGGCGCTCTTTTTCCGTCGTCGGGCTGTAGAGACCGCTGTCGATGCGCGCCTGAATGTCGGCCATTTCCGTAAAGAGCACGGGTTCGGGACCTTTGGCGTCGAACGGAACGATCCGGTCGCACGTCAACAGGGTGCCGTTGCCCGTCCAGTTTATGACGCCGCCCTGTGTCTGGCAGCGCGCTTTCGTGTCGAAAGCCTGCTCGCGCAGGCTGGGGATGCCTAGATTGGCTATCGTGTACGACTGGTTGGTGGGATCTTTGATGAGCGACGCAGAGTTGCCGCCGGCGTTCTGGACCACGGCGAGGGTGGCCAAGAAAACGACGGCTACGATAACGGCTACGGCTATGGTTCTGTTGTTCATATTTATTCTTTGATGAAATCAAAGACGGGTAGGGTTTCGAAATTGTCGCGAACGCGCTGTCCCGCCGGATCCGACATGTCGATGCCGCACTCGGCCAGGGTCGTCCGGTAGACGTCTCGGTACGAAGCCAAAATCTCGGGCGTTTCGAGAGCGCGAATTTTGGGCAGCGTGTCGCGCAAAATCTCCCGGTAGCGCTCCATTTCCTTTTCGAGTTCGTGAAAGCGCGTCGCCACGGTGGCGTACTTGTTGCGTTCCGTGATGTAGCGATCAATGTCGCAGGGTCCGTCGCGAGCGTCCTTGACGAGCTGGCGCTCGCGTTTCAGCACAGACTCGCGCGCCCGTCGGTCGCGATCCGCTTCGCGCCGCTGTCGGACGTCGAGCGATTCGGCGAAAGCGTCGTCGACGTCGTCAATCAGCAGTCGACGCGTCAGACCCGTGTCGTCGTGCGCCGCCAGATCGCGGAGCGCGGCGTCGGCGGGTGCGGCGGCCATGCGCGCGGCGAGAGCGGCGTCGCGTTCGTCGGCCACCCGCTCGCTCCAGCGCTCCTGAAAGTCGCTGTCGCCCACGGGGAAAGCGTGACCGACGCGCACGTGGTGGATCGTGTGCACCGAATCGACGCTGCGTATGAGGTGGACGGCGCGGTCGTGAGCCTCTTTCTCGGTCGAATACACCCCGCGCACTTTGGCGAAGCCAAACAGCCCCAGCCTGTTTGGCGCGGCGCCTTCGCACGGGAGAAAACTGACGAGCGCCACCGCCTGCTGCGGCTGAGCCGGGTCGACAAACGAGCGTTCCACGACCGGGTACTCTGCCCGGTGCAGGCTCCTTCTGGCGGCTTCCGTTTCGGCGTCCGTCAGCACCGGAGCTTCCAAATTCGGTTTCTGTGCGACCTTTTTCAACGAGAGAGACATTTTTATTTGTCGCGCGCCGACTCTTTACCATCAAAAGTGCGGCGCGTCGCTATAAAGAGTCGGTCCCTGCGCCTGGTTATTTTCAAAACTTGTAGAGAGTCGAAATGGAAAACATCGCAAAATATCTGATCCGCTATAATCGCGAAGACAGGGAGGCCCTTGCCGAGACTCGAGACGGAGAGACGATCATGATTCAAGCGTGCAAGATGAACTGCCCAGTCGAGATTATCTGGGCCGTGTACGACAAGAAGACGACCAAACTCGACGCTAGCGACCGGTGGGGAAACACGGCTCTGGGACTCGCGGAGAAAAATAAAAACTTTGCCGTCGTCAGATTTTTGAAGAGTGTCGGCGCAAGCGTTTCGGGAGCGGAAAGAGCGGAACTTGTCTATCATCAAAACAAGCGCCGATACGATTACCTTGTTGATCGCATCAAGAAGCGACTGGAAAATGTCGGCAAGTGTCACGTTTGCGGAAAAGCTGTTGCCGACGACGGCAAGTGGAGCGACCACGACAAGACGCCGGCTTCCAAGCTCGCGTACATTGGGCACAAGTCTAAATGTTCCGATTGTAAAACCTTTAGCAATGGACCCTACAAGTCTAATTGTACCGAGTCTAATTGTTTCGATTGTCAATACTTTGGCTCTTTTTAATTCGAAAATACACTGTTGTTTTTTGACAAACGTTTTGGCTTTTTCTTTAAAAACGCATGTAAGGTCCTCGCGTCGACCGTCTCGGCGTCGGTGGACTGGGTCTGTAGCGCGGCGTCCGGACGCGCGTCATTTTGGGTTCCCTTTTGAAAGACCACGAAAAACGATTTGTGATTGGAGGTCTGCGCCGTCTTGCCGACACGACTCTACGATCTTCTTGACCCAGATCGTAACCCTTGGCGTAGCACTTTGCGTTGTCGCCCCAGACGTAGCCCATCATGGAGAGCCACCGCGGGCTTATGGATTTCGTCTGGCAGTAGGGCCTGATTGTCGACGGAGCCTTTCCGCTGTATTCTGCTCTCAAGCCGGCCGCTCGCCCCGCGTTGAAACAGTATTCTCTTTTCGCGTATCCCGATCCGACGGCGCACGTCATGTTTTATTGTCTGTCCGGCATGCATCCGGCGACGTTGTTTGAATTGTGCGTCGTCGCGGTTCGCAAGCACCACCTCGTCGCCAGATTGCCTCCCGGGCTTATTGATCGACATTTCGCCGCGTGCTGCACCGGTCTGGATCTCCAGAGCGCCTATCGGCTCGGACACGCCGAGTGCGTGGAAAAATGCGTCGCCGCCGGCCGCGCCGATGCGAGCGATGTCGCGCGAGCGTGCGCTCGCTGGAGCGACTTCGCGACGGCTCGCGCGACGCAGCACCTGTTTCCGAACGATTGTCTGGTGCGCTGGGGCTCGCGCCAATATTTGAGGCTGGTTCGGCAAGACCGATTTTTTGCACTGATCGATCTGGGAATCGAGGACTTTGAGTGGCGCGCTCGGTACATTGAGTTGTCTGAACGCGCCTCGAAAATCGGATATGTAGAAAGGTCCGATTGCGCGCCGCTAACGAGCGCCTGAGCGGGAATTCCAAAGAGAGTCTCATCGACAATTCAGGGCGGGATATTTTTCAACACCGTGTATTAAAATATTTTCCAGTATGATTCTACGACAAAAAGGACACGTTTTGTTAGCAATCAGTTTGTTCGAACAAGAGACGCAAACTCGATGAGTGCACGGCTCGAATCGAATTTTCTCTTCGTTTGTTCTGCAAATGGAGCATTCTGTGTTTTCCGACGCGCTTTCAGTGTCTAGATCGGTAGAGTGCGTTTTGAGCGTGCTGGTGTGTCGGCACGGACATCCGTTTGCGTGCAAATAGTCGACAATTTCCATCTCTCGTGCTCCATGAGCTTCCTCACAACAGCGGTAATCCCAAGGGCATCCGTTTTCGTGCGCGTACTTTAGACAATCCAGGTGGCCCTCGGAAACAGCCAAAATACAGACTTGTTCATCCCAAGGGCACCCGTTTTCGTGCGCGTACTTGAGACACCCCAAGTAACATTCTCTGGCAGCCATTTCACAAGTTTTTTCATCCCAAGGACACCCGTTTTCGCGCGCGTACTTTAGAAAATTCAGACGTCCGTATTCGGCAGCGGCACTGCACGCGCTTTCATCCCACGGACAACCGTTTTCGTGCGCGTACTTTAGACAATCCAGTTGATTGTGTATGACAGCCACCTCACACACTTCCGCATCCCAAGGGCACCCGTTTTCGTGCGCGTACTTTAGACACTCCAGTTGCTTGTGTTTGACAGCCAAAAGACAGACTTGTTCATCCCAAGGGCACCCGTTTTCGTGCGCGTATTTGAGACACTCCAGTTGCTTGTGTTTGACAGCCAAA